AGCGCCTGCTCCTGCAGCGAGGGCTGCCGGGGCTGCCAGCGGGGGGTGTGGAGCCAGGGAAATTCAGTCGCTCGGTTCCAATGCCAGCAGGCCCACTGCTCACCAGTCAGAACCTGAACCTGCTCCATGTCGTCTCCATCCTCCTCAGTCGGCGGACGATCCGTGATGGGCTCGGGCCAGAGCTGGCGGGCCTGTTCCCAGCCGTGGCGGGCGCCGGCTCGGTAGGCGAGCGTGTAACTCAGGGTGCGGTCCCATGCCATCAGGGATTGCACAAGCTCATCCGGCGGCGTGAGGTCGTTGAAGTCGGGGGTGGGGGTCATGGTTTGTGGTGCGGCAAAAGTGGATAATCAGGGCGGAAATACCAAGGCAGCATCAGCATCTCGCCGGTTTCGTCGTTGTAGAACCACCGCCACCACCAACTGGTGAGCGGTGAGTTTTGCAGCCTGCGGATCAGTGGGTACATTTCATCCTCCGTCGAAGTTGTCGTGCGGTCGTGAACATGCCCGCCACCGCGAGCACCCCAGCAGGGCCGGGCACAGCAGCAGGGGCAGGGCGGCAGCCGGGCGCGGCTACCACCGGCCCCGGGGATACCTGAAGCGGACCCGCTGGCGCTCCCCAGGCGCCGGGGCCGACGAGCCAGATTGCGTCCTCTGCATGTGCGTCAACCAGAGGACCCCGACCAGGATTGAAGTCATAATCAACGCCAGCAGCAGGCTGGTAGGGCCTTGCGGCGGGGGGACGCCAGCCGGGGCGGGCGGGGTCGGCAGGCAACTGCTGGTGGAAGGCGTCGGCATGGGCGGGAAGCGGGGTGCAGGCGGTGAGGAGCAGCAGGACGAGGGTGGGGAGGCGGGTCATCACTGCTCCAGCTCGGCGGCGATGGCGAGGAGTTCGTCTCCATTGATGTAAGGGCTGCCGTGATCGTCGGTGTAAGGGCACTCAGCGACAACGGCGCGGAGGGCGGCGGCGGCGATCAGGCCAGTTGGGATGTCGTAGCTGGCCCATTCGTCCATGGAATCCAGCACCGCCTGCGCCTGTGGGCTGAGGGGCGTCATCGCTGGGCCTCCGCGCTTTGGCCTGTCACTGGGCCGCCAATGGCAAATCCCGCCTGATACCGAAAACGGCAAGAGCCTTTGGGGTTGTCGCAACGACGCCGCAGGAATGCTTTGGCGGCATCTGGCGGAAACTCTGCGCGGCGATGAAGCAAGCAGTCGCGGGATTCTCCGCAGGCTTCGCAGATGATCATGGGGTTGCTGTTCACTTCCGCACCTCCACCGCCGGCCGCACGGCAGTCAGCAGCCGCACGGTCTCGATGCCGACCACAGTGAACAGGCCGATGCAGACGGTCAGTAGCGCGAGCGCCGCAGGGTGCGGCCGTGGCCGCCACCGCAGGGTCCTGATCGTGGCGTCGATCTCATCCCGTGCCGCCAGCAGGGCAGCAATCCGGCGGGGATCATCCAGCACCATGGCCTCCTGTGCCCGGCGCATGGCGCGGGCGCAGAGGTCGAGCTGCTGGGCTTCGGTGGTGGTCATGGCTTCTCTCCACGGAGGAGGGCGGCCACCTTTTCAAGGAGCAAAGATGTGTCGTCCCAGCCTGGGTTGCTGGGGTCAAACACCACCTTTTTAAGGATGTGCTCCAGCACCGCCGCGATCCCCTCGGGCAGACACGGATACGTCTTGCCACCGGGCACGGATTCGTAGGCATCCACCAGCTCCTGTGCCGCAGGGTGCAGCTCGGGGCGGACCTTGGCGCGGAACTCGTACTCAGCCATGGATCACCTCCAGGTCAACGACCTCGACCGTGAGGGGGCTATGGCGTGCGGTGGCAGGCGGGGTGATCGTGACCCCGTAGCCATCCCGCAGCAGCGTTTCGGCGTGCATGAGGATGTCCGCGATGGCGGTGGTGGGATGGTGCGATTCCCCGAGGGTGTCGCGGGGATTGTTGGGCCAGTGCCAGGCGAGGGTGTAGCTGCTGGCCCGCTGGGTGGTGACGCGCTTCATCGTTGCACCAGGCGAAGGAGGGTCCAGCTCAGGTGGGCAACCACAACGAGCGTCAGCACGTTGCAGCCCAACGACAGGAGGACAAGGTGGTAGGCGCTGGGGCCGGGGCGCCGCTGGGGGGCTGCCACGGGGCGCTGGGTGCGGTTGATGGGGAACGGTTGGATGGTCATTGCCAGGGGTAGCGGGGTGTGCGTTGGGGACGGTGCGGGGTGCGGGCAACGCGGTGGAGGTTGCCGATGGAGTAGCCGATGAGGGTGCCGGTAGCGAGGGCCAGCAAGGTGGCAGCAAGGTCAGGCATTGTTCACCCTGATCATCAGGCTGTCTTTGTTGACCCCCTGCTTAACCCAGCCACCCATGCACTCATAAAAGTGGCCATGGAAGAACTGGGCTTTGCCTGGGTGCTGTGCAAGCAATTCAACCGCTTGCTTTTCAAGGTCTGTTTCAGGCGTGAGAACCACTTGCGTGACTCCGTCTTCAACATAGAGAGCGACTTTCATTTGTTCTTTGGGGGTGGGGTGGGGTGCCAGGTGCCGTCAGGGTGGAAGAACTCAAAGGCACGTTTATGATCCGGGGCCCATCGGAGCTTTCCGCTGGCGCACAGGCGCTTGATGTGGTGCTGCACCGTGCTGTGGTACTTGATGCCAAGGGCTTGAGCCGTCTCCCGATAGGTCGGGGCACGGCCGAACCGCCTGTAATGAGCGCAGATCCAGTCATAAACACGCTGCTGCTGGGTGCCGCGTCCGCTAGGAGCGGCTGCCGTCATGTCAGCACCTCCGTGGGCTCCAAGCTGAGCACCTTGGCGCCAGCGTGCCGGCGCTCAAAGTCCTCCACAATGGCCGGCTCCGTCCATTCGGTGCCAGTCACCCACCGGATGGTGTGAGGTTCGGTGAAGTGTGCCCGATCAGTGGCGGGCTTATAGGTGAGTTTCCAGATCATTTGCGGGCAGCGGCTTCAATGGTGCGTTGAAGGCGGGAGAGGCGGGCCAGCAGGTTGGATAGTGCCTGCGGGCGGGCATGAGCAAGGCAGTCACCATCAACGAGCGTCTCTAGGTCGTCAACGTGGCGAGAGATGGCGCTGAGGTACATGGCCTGAGGGGTGCTCATTCCCCTGCCTCCGTGCCTTCCCGCCCTTCGGCGTGGCGGGCAAGGTTCTCCATGTTCCTAGCGGCATTGGCCAAGTCTTCGGCCCATGCGTAGATGGTGCTGGGCTTAATGCCCTGAAGGTTGAAGCGGTCCTCATAAAGCCGCTTGGCGGTCTCTGAGATCGCTTCGGCGTTGTCTTCCATGAACCGCGCTCGTGCTGCGATCACTTGGCGCGGGCTTTGCAGGGCTTGAGGCTGTGTCATTGGGAATGCGAAACGGGGTGGATCAGGCGTTGCGCTCAGCGGCGCTGAGCGACGGGTGCCGGCGGTGGTCGGTCTGGTCAAGCCAGTCGCGGAGGTCAGCAGCATCGGGGATAGCTGCCGGGTAGCGCTGGACCGTGTACCAGGCGCTGGCCTTGTAGCGGGCGTGCATGGCACCGAGGGACTGGGGGCAGAGCACCCAGTCTTCGTGGCCGCTGTCGTCGCGGAAGTGCCACTGGTCGGCCGACTGGTCGGAGACCGGGGGCGCGTCGGGGAGGGGGATGCAGAGTGCCAAGGGGTGGGGCGGTGGTGCTCCCTCATGGTACAGGGTGCAGAGCGGATCCGCAACGCTCACCCGCAACACTTCGTCAGGCGCGGCAACGTGTACCGTTGCTGGACCGCAACGGCACTGCCGGCGGCACCATCACCCCACGAACACCATGCCCAGCAAGGCACCCGCCCTGGAGCGGCCCGCAGCCGGCGTCAAGGCGCTCAACATCACGCCGCCCGACTTCCGCACCATCGCCTTCGAGATCGAGGGCACAAGCCCCTTGGTCATCAACCGCTTCAGCGCCAAGGCCATGGAAATGATCCGCGCCACGCAGGAGGCCGGCAGCACCGCCAAGTCCAAGAAGGTGCGCGAAGCCAAGGACTTCGATGCGCTGTTTGAGGATGCCAAGCACGTCAGCACCGAGGGCTGGGAGGGTTTTGCTGCCTCCAGCATCCGCAACGCCGGCATCAGCGCGTGCAAGGCGTGCGGCTACGTGATGACCAAGGCCAAACTCGCGTTCATGGTCGAAGCGGACGGGCTGGACCGGGTGGACTTCTCCCCGCTGATCCGGCTGACCAAGGGCGAGGCCGTGCAGTGGGTGGCGCCCACCAGGAACGCCACGGGCGTGGTGGACCTGCGCTCGCGGCCCATGTACCCCGAGTGGGGCGCCGTGCTGCGGATCCGCTACGACGCGGGCATGTTCACTGAGACCGACGTAGCCAACCTCATCGTCCGGGTGGGCTTACAAGTAGGGATAGGCGAAGGAAGGCCTGACTCAAAGAATAGCGCCGGCCTCGGCTACGGCCTCTTCCAAGTCATCTGATGAGCACTCTGTTCACAACGCAGGCAGCCGTCTCCCTCGGCTGTGTCGTACACGGCAAGGGAGGCTGGTGTGGATTCGCACCGCTGCGCTCGGAAGAGCAGGCAAGGCAACGCGACGTGTGGAGAGGTCAGGCCGGGCATGAAATGGCAGGCATGGCTCGTCAAGGCTCTGCACGGTGCGGCAGCACAAGGCAGGCATGGCACGGACGGCTTCGCAGGGCTTCCCCCGGCTGGAACGGCATGTCGAGGGCCGGCAACGAGTTGCGCTGCAGGTCTGGCATGTTCCGGCAAGGTCTGGTCAGGATCCGCAACGCGGGACATGGCTGGCTTGGATCGTCATGGCAGCGCTTTGCTCGGCTTGCCCCGGCAGGTTCGGCAAGGCCTGGCCTGGATTGGCAACGCACGGCACGCAGTGGCAACGCTGGCAGTGCAAGGCGTGGCATCGCTTGGGCCGGCACAGCAGGCACGGCACGGCACGGCGGGGCTGTTCTTCGATCAGCTTCGCTTTGCTGGCTAGGCACGGCGAGGCCTGTATGGGCACCGCCGGTGTGGCATGGCTCGGCGGCGCACCCAATGGCGTCGCTGGCACGGCTGCGAATGACACGGGTCGGTGAGGCTTCGCCCGCCATCGCCCGGTAGCGCAGGCAGCCTGTAACACAGCAGAATGGGGGGCAGTATCGCCCCCCTTTTTCATGGCCACCATTGACGACGGGCCGCAGTACACCTACGCGGATGGCCTTGAGGATGCGATCAAGTTCGGCGTTGACCCCCAGGCGGCCGGTGAGGAGCTGGAGCGGATCAAGCACCGCGATGGGACGATCGTGCCGGAGGCGGTGGTGGATGAGGCAAGACCGGAGGATGCGGTGCTGCATCCGGCGTTTGAGTGGGAGGATCCGGTTGCGGCTGAAAAGTACCGGGTGATCCAGGCGCGGACGCTGATCAAGAAGGTGCGGGTGATCTGCCCAGAGCCGCAGGAGGAGCCTGTGGTGCGAGCGACAGTGGCACGGCCCACGGCGCCGATCGAGCCGGCGATGCAGGAGCACGACCCGCTGGCGTTTGACCTGACCAAGACCGTGGGGAGCTTGGTGGAGACGAAACGGCAACTGACGGAGCTGAAGCTGAAGGCAGCGCGGCGATTTGACCGGAGAAAGGTGATCGCTGCGGACATTGCGCTGGCCGAGCTGAAGGAGGCTGAGGACAGCCTCGATTCAGCGCATGAGGCCCTGACGGCAGGGCGTAAAGCGGCCGAGTGGTCCGGCCGCTGATGCCCTAAACAGCCGCTGCCGCCTGCTCACAGAGGCGGCGGCACTCTGCCTCGACGTACACCTGGGTGCGAATCACGCCATACCGACTACCGCTTAGCAGGTGCATGTACTTGTGGTGATCGCCGGGCAGCAGGGGATCAATCGCATCTCCGGCATGGGCGCAGTCAAACCCAAGCCACCATGCATCATCGGCCCCAGGCGCATCACAGGGCACGTCGGGCTCCGAGAAGGTGATCCCGCCATGTACATCGGCGTCCTCAGGCTCTACCTGCCCGTACCACGGGTGGCCTGCAGGGAGGCGGACATAGCCGCAGCGATAGCCGATGGTGTTGTGAACGACGGCCCACTGGAATCCAAGGTGCTCACCTTCAGAAAGCACGTCGCCGGGTCGGTTGATCTTGAGAGAAAGGCACATTGGTGTAGGGGAGGAAGATGGATCGCTACCACTCGCTTGCTTGCAGGCAGCTCAGGAGGGTGGAGCGGGGGCCGGTGAGTTCAAGGCCGGCCCTGATGGCATCAGCGAGGGTGGCGGCCATGACCTCGACGGTACCGGTGGTGGTGGTGACGCGCCATTGGCGCAGGAGTGCAGTGGTCACCGGGCCGCCTTGGCTTGGCTTGCAGTCCCCACCGGCTTGGCGGCGGGCGCGGGCTGGATCGGCAGCGGCTGCGGAGGGTTGCTGCCGTACACGACAGCGGCACTGAGCAGGGCGGCGGGGGTCTGGGGCTGGGTGGTCATGGGGCGTCGGCTGAAGTGGACTGCCGGATTGGGGACGGCTCCGGCGGGCCGTGGTGGTCAGCCCTTGAGCGCCTTGCGGACCTCGTAGCGGGTGCAGCCGAGCTTGGCAGCGATGGCCCGCTGGGAGAGGCCAGAGGCAGCGAGGGCGACGGCAGGGTGGACGCGGGGGGCGGCGATGGCAGCACGGTGGGGGACGACGGCCTGACGCTGGACGGTGGGCTTGGGCTCGCCAAACTGCTCAGCCATCAGGCTGTATGCCTTCTGAAGCCCCACCGGCTGCGGCTGGTGGCGACCGGCGACCCATGCGGCCAGCCTGTCGTTCAGCTTGTGCACGAACTGGCCCGTGACCAGACCGGCGGTGAAGGTGATCGCAACGGCAACCGCGACGAACTTGGCGGCACGCTCGATGGCGGGGCCCCAGTCGGCAACTGCAACGGCAGCGATGCGGTGGAGGGTGGTGTCTTTCATCGGAGGGGGTGGGGTGATGGTGCTTGAAAAGGGGTGGGGGATGGATAACGCCTTCCCCCGGAGACGGCCCCGATCGCAGCTCGGTGACGGAAGCTGACCCTTCACTTGTCCAGGGCGGAGAATCCGGGGCGCACTATCCGGCTTATGGCCTAAGTGTTGTGCCCCCGGACTGCTGGGGGCGGGTCGGCGCGTGGGTGGCGCCTGCGGGATCCTGTCCCGTTGCAGAAATGGTACAGGCAGGAGCGGCGTTGTGCAACTGCACCGCTTCACATCCAGTAGCAATGTGGGGTGGAGGTGATGGTGCTGCCGGATTAGGCACGGCTCCGGCGGGCCGCCTGAATAGGCCCCTTGCGGGGCCTGTCCCTCACTGTAGGTCGGATTCCAACGGGAACGAGAACTGCTCCTCAAGGATGCTCACCAGATCGCGCATGTGCTGCGCCTTGGTGAGCTGCTCCTCAATGAGCGTGCCCCAGTTCTCCATCAGAGCGTCAATCTCCGCGAACATCGCGTCGATCTCGGCATCCCCGACAGGGAGGGCGCGGGTGGTGTCGTCCATGGTGTCTCCGGTGGTGGGATGTGGGCCCCTGTAGTGGGACCCATCTGAGTGGCTGTGGAGGAGCCACCACCGGGACGGGACGACGCCCGCGTATTCAGTTTTCAAGTTCCTGGGGTGGAGCCCCGCCGGGGTCCCGCCCCGTTGCCAATAATGGTACAGCACCAGCCGGCTTTGTGCAACCGCACCGCTTCACATCCAGTAGTAATCATGCTAGTGTTATATGCAGATCAGGCGGAAACCTGAACCGCCCACAGGTCCCATGCCCCCGATCTGCCATGACTACGCACACCAACACGCGCCTCCAGGCGCTTGGCCTGACGGCTGCTGACCTTGCGCTGGGGCTGTGCCCGCAGGCGGTCGCCCACCTTGAACGATGCGCCTTGGCTGGTAGAGTACCGGTGCCTGCCGGCAGGGGTGCCGGTCAGGTGCATTGTCACAGCGAAAGCAGTGCCGATGGTGCAGCCAGAGCCCTCGCTTCGGCGGGGGCTTTGGTGTAAGTGCCCATCCGCTGCTGGATCACCGCTGCCACCTTCGGCAACCACAGGTGCCCCTGCTTCCCGACCATCTGCGTGGTGAGCGGCAGCACCAGCCAGCCGCCCGTGGCGGCCGTGAGCGCCTTGATGCAGTCGCGCTCGATGCCGGTGCCGGTGGAGTGGGCGCCGGTCGTCCATGTCGCCCCCTGCAGTTCCACAACGACCCGGGCATCGGGCCAGGCGAAGTCGGCCACGTAGGCCCGGCGCACCTTGGCCAGGCCCAGCGCCTTGCGCTCCACGGCCCACGCCTCCCACGGCTCGATCGTCACCTCACGCAAAAAGGGGAGGCCCGGGTAGAGCCTCCCCCACTTGTCCGCAAACTGCTGCTCCAGCCGGCTGGGCATCAGAAGGGGATTTCTTCGCTGTCAGCCAGACCCGCCATGGGCATAGCGTCATGCCCTGCGTTGCCAAACCGCCCTGCGGCCTTAGCGGATGCGGATGCTGCCCGCACCGTCCGCGACGGGCTCGCCACCGACGACGCCAGCACGACCATCTTGTAACGCTTCTGCCCGCTGGCACGGTCGTCCCACGATTCGGTCTTGACCCTGCCGTGGATCTCCACCGCGTCGCCGGGCTTCAGATCGGCAAGGGCCATGGCCTGATCGTCCCAGGCTACCACGTCGGCTTTGTCGGAATACTGCTGCCCGTCGGCAGGCGGTGTCTCGATGATGGTGGAGGCTTTGCAGCTCCCACTGTTGAAGGTGTTGAGCTTCGGCGCGAACTTGACGGTACCGATCAGATGGACGCTGTTCATGGGGTTCGGTGATGGGGTGATCAGGGAGCAATAGCGCCGCGTTTAAGTTCTGCAGTCAATTCGGCCACAACTGCTTCGTGCATGTCGTTGGCCTTGTCGTCTGCATCAGGCTGTGCTATGGCCCAAGGCGAGGCAAATGAGACCTGTCTTCCTACGTCTGCATCCCAATAACGACCGTCAAAGTCGGCATGAAAAGCCATCGTCTCAAAGTATCGGCCGGCGCCAATCTGGTCCCAGCCATTGCCCTTCGTATTTGGCATTAAGCCAACACTCGACACGACAATTTTCGTTTCTCCGCACTCCAGCAGCGTGTTGCGCCGGAAACGGCAACGGTCAGCACAAATGAAGTGGCCTGCCCAGCCGCGTTCGGTGCGTTTGACGGTGTTGCTCATGCTGCCCCCCGGGCCAAGGCGGCGAGGGTGTCGCGGTCGGCAAGGCCCACCGCATGGGACGCCGGCTCCTCCTCCGGCTCCTCCTCCAGAGCGTTGTAGTGCTCAACCCATGGATGGCTAACACCTTGCTCAATCAGCCGAAACAAATGACTTTTTGGCACTTGCCCCCAACCGACTGAGCCTTCAGGCGCCATTGCTTTCCTGAGGTTTTCAACGCCTTTCCCGGTCAGGCCGGACCGCTTCGCGGCTTGAATTGCCTTCGCCTGCAGTTCGTCAATGGTCAGCTCGCTCACGTCTTTTACGTCGCGCTGCTCCTTGTCGTAGAGCGCCAGGCCAAAGGGGTTGCCGAAGGTCATGAGCGCCCGCTTCATCGCATCGGTCTCAGCCTCCTTGATGGCCGACTCGTGGGCAAGGCCAAGGTCAACGTCAATGCCGTGGCCGCTGCCGGTGCCCTCGCGGATAACGACGGCGCCCATGGCGTGCCCAACGGTGATGCGGACGCGACACACGTAGGTGACCCCCCAACCGGGCTTTTTGTCGCGGCCAACCTCACGCTGGTGCTCAGCCACGCACTTTTCGCTGATCGTCTCGCGCTGCCAGCCGTCAAAACCAAAGATGCGATTGGCCTCCGCGATGACCTGCCACCCTTCCAGGTAGCTGAGGCTGCGGCCCGACTGGCTGCGCTGTTTGACGTTGGCCCGGTCCAGCGGCGCGGTCAGGGCCTGGATCTGCTCCGGCGTAAACCCGCCGGGATGTAGTGGTGCGGTCATGCGTTTGGGGTGATGGTGCGGGGCTGCTGCCCGTTGCAACATCGTACTACGGACCCTCTGCCCGGGCGCTGCGGATGTGCAACGATAGCAACACCATCAGGCGCTGTCGCATCCCGTAACACTTGTGGTCAGGCATTTAACCCGCCATTAAGTTTCGGGGATCTGCATCAGCGCCTTGCTACTCACCGCCACCGCCCTCCTGATGGCCGCTCCCGTCATCTACGTCGCCACCGTCCAGCAAGCGGACCGCGTGTGGCAGATGGTCTCTCAGCAGGACATCTTCGATGAGGTGGAGATCCGCATCGGCGGCCGGCGCACCCTCACGGCAATCAGGTCCGCTGCCGGTGCCTGGTCAATTCGGCATACAGCTCCTGCGGGCCGTACGTCCCCTCTGGAAGCCCCCGCAGCCCTGCCACCAGCTCACTGATGGCGAACAGCTCGGTTTCCACTTGGGACTGGCTGTAGACCTCAAAGCCCAGCAGGACCGACCTCAGCCGGGCCACCCGGGCCCTGTCCTCCACCGGGTAGTGCCGCAGCACCTCGGTGATCGCATCGCGGGGGCTCAGCCCGGTCTCTGCGGCGAGCTGATCCAGCAGGATCCCCAGCTCCTCGCTCAGGCGCTTCGCCTCATGGCCCGAGAGGGTGACGGTGTTGGCATACGGCAGCTTCAGGCGGCCGACGAACACGCTGCAGAACCCCTCAAAGTTCAGCGGCTCCTCGGTCTGGGGATGCTTAAGCCAGATGCCACGGTCCAGCAGCTCCTCACTGAGCACGCTGCTTTCGTAGGGGCCGTAGCGGTGGAAAGTGGCGCGGGCACCCTCAAGGTGCCAGCAGGCCAGCAGTTCGTTGGCGGCGCCTAGGGCCTCCAGGTTGGTGAAACTCGGCTGCCGGACGTGGTTGTTCCGCAAGTGGCTGATCTGGCTGCTGATCAGCCAGCCGTCCTGCCCCAGTGCCCAGTCCGCGATGGCGCCAATCTGGGAGTGGCTGTAGTCCGAGCGGTTCAGCCACCAGTTCAGGACGCTGGCGAGGTGAGCACGGCCATGGACGTGCCGCTTGGCAACCGCGATCCGGCGGGGTGGCACGACCGACACCGCAACGGGGGAAGGCTCTGGTGGGTTGTTGGCGGTGGCAGACGGTCGGCGGCGGGTGATGCGGCCGGCTGGGGTGTCCATGCGTTATGGCTCATGGGCCTGTGGAAGCCCACCATAAGCACAGATTGGTACGCGCAAGCACGTGAGGTTCCGCCGGATACCAAGAATGACAGGGCGATGGTGTATGGGATCCAGAAGGGTGTCACGCGTGTGACGCCGTTGTGGAACCGCGTAGGCTGGTGAGGCTGCTGCAGACGCGCAGCAGAAAGCCCCCGTGGGAGCGGGGGCAATCCAACTACACGGGCTCAGGAACCACCCATTACCCACCGCGAATCTACATGACTCAGCACAAGGCGACCGCCCCGGCAACGCGGCAGGTCACGACGCGGGGATTTGCCATCCTTCCGCACCAGGTGGCCGACACGGTGCCCCAGGAGATCAAGGGCGCCGTCCGGTCGGTCTATCCAGCCCTCCACCGGCACGGCTGGGGCTCTGATGAAGGCTCTTGGGCATCCATCAAGACGCTGATGGACGAAAGCGGCTTCGGCCGTGATGGCGTCAGGGCCGCGCTCCGCTGGCTGACCGATGAGGGCTGGGTGACCCGGGAGGAGCGGCCCGGCTACACGCCGCGATACCGGGTTCGGATCGAGGATCCGCAGCCGCCCAAACAGGCCAGCCCCCACCGAAAACAGCAGGGGGACCCCTGCCGAAAACAGGAGGGGGGGGCTACTGAAAACAGTAGGGGACCCCTACTGAAATCAGTAGGCGAACAAGAACCCTCTAACAAGAACCCAAGAACAAGAAAAAACCAAGAACCCCCCTTACCCCCCAAGGGGGGCACTGACGTGCTGGGCTGGGATTGGCCTGATGCTTGCTCCGGTGGTACGCTCGTTGCGGATCCGCACCCGCAACGGCCGGAACCAGCACCATCACCCAAACCCAAGCGCATGGCCAAGCCCCAAGCGTTCCACCCTTCACCCGACGACATCCCCGCCAGCCTCCTGCCCGTAGAAGCCGCCCTGAGGACCTTCTGGGACGCCAAGGCGGGCCAACGTACCCAGCAGGCCTGGAACTGCCTCACAGGCGCTCTGGAGCGCATCTGGCAGCATCCTGACGGCGGCATAGAAGCCGTCCGTGACCAACTGGACAACGCCATCCAGGCCGGGTGGCGCTCCATCACCTTCAGCAACTGGCAGAAGTACGGCGCCCGACCCGCCGACCAGTTTGGAGCGGCCATCCGCTTTGGCACGGCCGGCACCCGTCGCAAGTCCTCAACCGAAGCGGCAGCCGATGCCGTCATCGCCTTCTACAACTCCATGGAGTCCGCCTGATGGCCCTCGATCGCAACCACTTCATCAAGACCTTGGAAGGGCTCCAAGCCCTGTTGCCGTTCGCCAAGCCCCTCCCGCCCTCAGCCTTCATGCTGGCCTGGGAGTCCTTCCCCGCTCAAGCCAAGGAAGAACTCACCAACAAGGCTCTGGACTGGGCCGTTGGGAAGCTGCTGCAGGATCCTGAGCAGCACAAGGAACTTCCGCTGCCGTTGCGGCTGCACCGCATGCTCTACAGCCACACCAACCTCTCCACCTCCGGCCTCACCATCGGCCCGGTGCCCATGGGCTGGCGTCTCAAGGTGGACCCCCACCGCCTCCCGCCCGTGGATGCACCGCCGCCCCTTAGCGAGGCCGAACAGGTCGCCGCAGGGAGCCTGCCTGCCTACGACGGCCCCCGCCATGCCCCGGGCGGTGTACTTGCCCAACTGCAACCAAACCAATGACGATGATTGTTGATTACATACCGGCCAACGAAGAAACTAGAAGCATCTGGAGGAAAGAAAAAGATCGCCTTAGGCCAGACCCAGCCAAAGTCTTCAACGTAGTTCCTGTGCCAGCTAGGCATGTATGGATCTATTGGCACCAAGCCTGGTCCGACGATGACAGGCAAGTCTTCTGGGTTGATGGCCTTATTGAGGTCATGGCACTTGGATCAGTCCAAGAATCATGGTTTGGCGCCGCACTTGCCATCCCCGATAACAGCAATGGCCCAATCTGGATTGCCGGAGGTCGATCGAGTAATCCCAGGCGTGTGCTTCAGGATGGCGGATTTACACACGAGGTGCGAATTGTGCACCAAGACCAAGGGCTTCCGGCGACTGGCGTTGGCAAGGATTGGCACAAAGGTGCAGTTTACGAAGAAGACGCCAGAGACATGGAGGGCCCATGGTTTTGACGCTAGTTAGGCCATGACCCAGGACGACTCCCTATCGCGGGGGATGCTCCTCACCGGCCAGTCCCTCGCCCTCGCCGCCCTTCGCGGCCTCTGGCCCCTCGATGCCCTCGACCACCCGCCCCGCGTCCCCAACGACGTGCGCTCCATCAACGTCCGCAACCCGGCCCCCTACCGCAATCTCGCCCGCGAGTGGATCGCCGCCAACCCCCAGCAGTGGGACGCCCTCCTGAAACAGCACCTAAACGCCGAACCATGATGCAGATGCCAAATACACAGACCGACTCTTGCGCTATCAAACAACGCAAAGATCGCCCATGGAACAGGTACCCCATTGGCACCAAGGCCCATGCCTTCAACGGTGGCTATTGGACGCGCACTAAATCTGGCTGGCAAGCGCAAAGCGGCTGCATTTTCCCCACCCCTGGCGGTGACGCCTGCGGCGCCTGCGTTGAACTGCCGGAGCGCCAGCAATGAACGCCGCCCCGCTGCAGATGCCAAACACCACCGCCAGCATCGGCACCATCGTCGAGGCCATCACCGCCCGCTTCGATGCCGCTACAGCCTCAGGCGAATGGCCGTCGGTTCCTGCCTGGTCACAACGATCTCCACGACAAGGTGCCGCAAAATCGCTCGCACCTCCTCAGCCGTTGCGAACAAATGCCAGCGGGGGTCTGCGACTTTCTGCACCAGCAGCGGGTCAACGCCGGGCTGCCTGAGCACCCCCTCCAGCCGCTGCCGCTTCCCCTCAATCACGCCGGCCAGCTCAGGATCCCCCAGCCGCTCCAGCGCCTCGATCTGCCGCCGCAGCTCCCCTGCCTCCGGCGGCTCCCGCCGCATGACCGTAGCCGCCAACGCTGCCGCCGCATCCCTAGCTATCGCTTCCAGCGCATAGAGGACGATCACCTCCTCCCGCGTCCCCCTGCTGTGCTGGCTGCAGCCGACCCCTTGGCACTTCAGGCTAGGGATGCTCCTCCCGCTGATGTACTTCAGCCGGAACCCGCACTCAGCACACCGGCACAGCCCTGTCAAGATCCTCGGCATCACACTAGCGTTATGCCCCCACATGCGGCGGTTGCCGTCCGCGATCACGCGCCACTCCTCAAATTCGGCGTGGCTCAGCACCGCAGGGTGCTGGTCCCACAGCACAAAGCCGAAAGTCTGGTCCTTCCGCTTGTGGTAGCCGATCCCACCACGGATTACCGGATTCAGCAGCCACGCCCTCAGTGACGTGCAGGCCCTGAACGGCACCGGCTCGGCAAACACCCGTAGCGCCTCCTTCTGCCGCCACCCGCAGCCCCGCAGCGTCTCCACCAGCCGCTGCGCCCTCGGGAACGTCACCGGATCCGGCTCCAGCCTCTGCCGGCCTTCTGCCAGCCGGTAGCCCCAGCACGGCCTCCGCATCGGCTTGCCCATCTTCCGGCCCTCGATGAAGCCCGCCTGCACCCTGGCGCTGAGCCTCATGCTCTCCCCTTGGCTCAGGCTCCCCCGCAGCCTTGTCAGCAGCAGATCCTCCGGCGTCGCCATGCTCAGCACGCCATCGTCCAGCGTCCGGCACACCACCTGGCATCGATCACACAGAGCCACGAACGCATCGGACTCCGTGGCGTCCCGCCCCAGCCGCGAGAAGCTGGCGGCCACCACCTCCCGCACCTTCCCCGCCTCGATCAGCCTTCGGAGCTGCTGATACTGCGGCCTCCCCGGGTTACGGCCGCTCTCCACGTCCTCCAGCATCAGATCCGGCGCCTCGCCCTCCAGCCGGCTCCGCTGGGCCACCAGCGCGGACATCTGCTCCCCTGAGGCCGTGCTGACCCGTAGGTAGGCAACGCGCAGCATGGGCCCGGGGATGGTGCGCCCGGAGCATACCCCCTACATCACCCGCGCCAGGTGAGGTGTCGTTCGGGGCCTAGCCTGCAAACTCCTTGCGCTGCAGCCAGTCTCAGTATGCCGTCACCATCACCGGGGGCGTCTGCCATGCGTGCCACCCCTCCCGCTGCATCGCCTCCACCACCGCTGCCGCGTCCTCAGCCAGCACAAGCTGGTGCCGGAGCTTCCCCTTCTGCCACTGCCAGACGGTCGCCAGCTCCTCCCGTGTGATGGGGATCAGACCGCCGTCGCCGTCGTGGGCAAAGATCATGGCCGGTGTTCCTGACGGATCAGACGCTCATCTTGCCGCCGGTCATTGAACTCCAACCTTGTCATCCGGTCGGTGAGGTCTTTCATCGCCTGCTTCATCTCCACCTGATTGGACAAGATCTGATCTTGCTGCCGTGGCACTTGCCAAGCGATGTACAGAATCCCGCCAGATAACGCCAGCAAAGCACCGCCGAGCACCGTCGCGATCACGTTGCCGCTGATCTCCGTCCAGTTAATACCCAGCGGTGGCTTAGCGTCTTCGGCAGGCACTGTAGTCTTTGTTGCTTTCTGTAAATAGGTTGCCCGCACGATCCGACGTGCCACCTGCTGAACGCACAAGGGCTGGCGATACGGCGGCAGTAGGTGAAAACTCGTCACGTCACAGCCGCCCCCCTGTTGTCTGGCGCAGACGCGCTATAGATAAAGTTGTTGGTGAAGCCGGCGAAGCCAACGCCGCCGTCAATAGAGACGGCCCCAAAGGACTCCGGTGTAAACCGGTTGTTTGTCGCAACAATGTTTGAGTATGTGTAAGGGAAGCGGTTAAGATCCTGCGACAGCACCAGGTTATAGCCACGCCCAAGCAAGTAGTTGCCCTGAATGGTCACGTTGTTGACATTACCAACCTGCGTCTGAATGAACATCGAAGATGATGCGTTCGTCGTATCCAGGTAGCTGTAGTTGTCTTTGATGAGGCACGTCCGAGATGGGTTCAGCGAGTTGGGAAAATCACGGATGGTCATGGAGCTGACGTGATTGGCGCTGTTACTCACCATCCGATGGATGTAGTTATGCTCAGCAATGCAGTTAAAATCCCTACCGGTGTTGTAGAAAGCGATGCCGCTGCCCCAGTCGTGGATGTAGCAGCGCCGGATCACTGCACACAAGACCAGCGGCGTAGAGAAGCCGATCTGTTCCGTCGTGCCGATCAGCGAACCGTCAAACTCACAATCTTCAATCGTGCACTGCCCGCGCTGGCGGCTGAAATCTCCGCGCCAGTTGATGCCGGTCAGGACACCCGTCCCAGGGCTATAGCTGGTGGGCCGGAACAGGCACTCGCGGAACGTCGTCTCGCCCAGGTACACCGTGTGATACGGGTTGGTGAACAGCATTCGGGTATAAGTGCCCGGCGGGATTGCCTCCGGCCCGGTGTACGGCGTCAACATCCCGGTGGTGACGCCAGCACCTTGCAGGCCCACCATGGACGGCGTGAGCTGCCAGCCGCGAGTGTTCTCCAGGCTGCTGGGTGGTGCCGGAGGCTCGGGCTCCGTCGGCGGCGTCCCGCCGGGCATCGCGGGGACTACAGGTGTCGAGCCGAGGTAGAAGGGAGGCATGGCCGGTACGGGGTTGGATGAAAGGTAGGCCAACCTGGCGTCAGCCCAGTCAGCATGATCCGAAGCAGGACTGCCGTTGGCGTCTGCGACAAGCTGCAGCGTCTGAACGCCACTGATGTCCAGGTCGATCGTTTGTGCGGGGCTCGATCCGGTCATCGCACCGGAGGCAAAGCGTTCGACGTTATCGGCCAGCACGCGGAAGATCACTGAACCCATGGCATCGGGCGTGTAGTCATCCAGCCCAATAACGCACTGAAACCGCCTGTAGAGGCCGTTGAGCTGATAAGTCAGGGCTGACGGAGCATGGACGCCCAGCCCCTTGCTGTAGGTCGTCCCATTGATCCGCAGCGGGCCGCCATCGTTGACGCCCTGCTCACCGTTGGCGCGGTCCCGCTCGAACGGCCCCCACTCATTGACGGCACCTGATGGGTTGCGATCGGAGAGGTAGACAAATGCCAGCGGAGGCGGCGGGGGAGGGGCCGGCGGCTGTTCGTCGTTGGTGATCGTGGCCACGGCAAACCCAGGCTCACCGATGGCGTAGCTGACCACATCCACCCGGATGGTTTCATCCGGCTCCAGCATGGCGTCCGCCGTGGGGTCAAACGTCACTCCAACGGTGTTGCGCCCAGCAGGGAAAGTCGCCGTCTTGAGCGCCTTCGTAGTAAAGTCCGTCCCTTCGGTTGCGGTGCCGCTCACCCGATAGTTGATCGTCAGCGGCGCGGAGATGTCGCCCGTGCGCCGGAAGGTGCAGGTGAAACGTGCGGTGCCATCTTCGGGCAGTCGCGTGACGTTGAAAGAAGCGGTGACAGTCATGGCCCTAGGGGGTGTAAGGGGTCGTCTGAAGCTCGTCAATCTGGTCCGTCGTCAACGTGCTGCCTTTGCAGTACACGAAATCCTGAATAAAGCCGTTCCACGGGTTGCCGCCGCTGAGGTCGTTGCCGACCCGAAACACATGGCTGCTATCAAAGTTGACGCCCGTTACATCCAGAGTCGCCCGCGAAACGCCACCAGAACGCAGGGTCATGGTGTTGCCTGAACGCTGGATGTAGATGTGAACCCACGTGTTACCAGGGAAGTTGCTACCACCTGTGATGAGTGTGCCTTCAACCCAAGGGTTGCCATAGGCAAAGTTCAACCCGGTGTCCGTCGCAAGGTCTCGATACATCGACCAGGCTCCTGTCGATGACTGGAAAGATCCCTTGGCCACCGTTGCAGGGTAGTCAGTCGTATTCCCGATAGACCGTAAATAGGCCCAGTAGGTGATGAAGAAATTGTCTGTGCCTGGATCCAGCAGGGTGTTGTCCGCAAACTCCAGAAACTGGTTAGACGATGCCACAAAGTCAGCACACCCGGCGCCGATCGGTGATGCCTCAACAGCATCAATCGTCGGCACCGAGCTGCTGGTATTGCTGAACGCATTGGCACTATCGTCCAGCAGATCAGAGCGCAGCGGCAGCCACAGCGTCGGCGCGGGCAGCCCGGTGCTTGCCGACCACGGAACGCCAATGCGCGGATGGCGGCCGGCGCTCATCGCGTCACCTTCCAGTTCAGGGTCAGCGCCCCCGGCGTGATGCTGGCGGCAGTCGGGTTGCTGACCAGGAAGTTGACGTTATCGGCCGTGGGATAGGCCGTGATGACGAGACACCCGGTCGTGCTAGCAGCGCTGTAGCCGGTAACGGTATTGGGGTTGGCATTGAAGCCCCAATCAATCACGTCGGTTGTCAGCACGCCGGCAGCCGACACGGTGACAAGGGTCGCGCTGGCACCCGAGGCGATGGCCGTGGTTCCCAGTGCTGCGGTGCCGGACCTGACCAGGATGCTCGGCGCGCCAGGGGATCCCGTAGCAACCGCTAGAGCGGTGGCGACGCCAGTGCCGAGGCCGCTGATGCCCGTGGAGACCGGGAGCCCGGTGCAGTTCGTTAGGGTCCCTGATGCTGGAGTGCCCAGAACAGGCGCCGTCATCGTTGGCGATGTCAGCGTCTTGTTCGTCAACGTCTGCGTCGCTGTCAGCGTCACCAGCGTGTCGGTGATCGCCGGCAGCGTGAGCGTGACGGTGCCCAGCGCACCAGTAGGCGGCGCCAGCGTGATCGTGCCGCTGGTGGCGTTGCGGAAGCCCACAGAGCCAACTGCAGAGCCAGCAGTGCCCAACAGCAACGACGAGGCCGAGCGGGCCTCGAGCGTGGTGAATACGCCTGTGCTGGGAGTCGTGCCGCCGATAGGACCGGGGGCTGGGAAGCTGGTGACGTTGGCTGAGCCGTTGAAGCTGCTGCCGCCAATCGTCCGCGCCGTGGTGAGCGTCGCCGCGCTGCCGGTGGTGCTTTGGTTCAGCGTCGGGATGTCTGCCGCGACAATCGCCCGGTAGGTGGCTGCACCCGTTGAGCCATTGGGCCGCGCCCAGAACGTATTGGCAGTGCCGCCCGTGCTGTTATCAACCCCGGTGCCACCGTTCGCCGTTGGCAGGATCCCGCTGACGCCTGTGGCCAGCGGCAAGCCGGTGGCGTTTGTCAGCGTCAGGCTCGATGGCGTGCCGCCAGCACCGTTCAGCACAACGGGTCCACCGGCAGATCCCACCGCGATGCCCAAGGCCGTGATCACGCCAGCGCCAGCGCCGGAAAGCGCTTGAACGCTCGTTGCGTCTTGCCTCGTGCTAAACCACGCCGTAGTGGAAGTCGCAGTGAAGTCAAGGCGCACGTTCGAGCCCATCGCCAACGCTGTGTCAGCCGTGGCGCCGTCAATCGAGGCTCCAGTGTTGGGGTAGACGTTGATGACGTTCCCGCTTCGGTTGATGACGGTGACCCGCCGCCCGGGGGTCGTGATGACAGGCAGGGTCACACCACCGTTGGCCGATGCGGTGGCCACCCTGTTGATGTCTGCGCTCAGCAGACCCTGGCCTTGCGCGTTGGTGCCAGCCGAAACGGCGTCATCCGTCGATTGCGTAGACCCAGACAGGGCCGGAGCCGTCGCCTTGACGTAGCTGCCGGTGCCGGTGACGGCTACGCCCTGAATGGTCGTGCCGTTCGTCCATTCCGCCGCCTGCCCTGCGACCGGCGTGCCGCTCAGGCTCACGTCGCCGCCGCCACTGCCGCCGGAGGCATTGATCGTTGTGCCGGTGATGCTGAGGTTGGTGCCCAGAGTCAGGGGCGCCAGCGTCCCTGCCGAGTCGTCCCAGAACAGCAGCCGATCTGCACCATGGTCTACGGCGCTCAGCGATTGCCCGGTGAGGCTGAACACTGGTGTCAGCGCCGCGCTCAGGGTCACGCTGTCGTGAAAGCGGCTGTCATTGCCCTGCGCGAAGGTGTTAGCCGTGGTGCCGAAGCTGCCGACTGTGAGCGCCCCGCCGGTCGTGGTGATGACCGGCAAATTGGCGGTGCTGCCAATCGCGCCTGCGCTAGTGATCGATCCCAGTGCCGAGAGCGTGGCAAGGGTGCCTAGGCCCAACGATGTCCGCCCGGTGGAGGCCACGAGCCCGGTGGCGCCACCGTCCCATTGCCGCGTCTGGCTGAAAGCCGTATCCCAGTTCGTCTGGCTGCTAGTTGTTGGCAACGAGTAGCCGCTCGCAAAGCTCAGCGCCAACGTGCCAGAGCTGGTGACAGGCGAACCAGCGACGGAGAACCCAGTTGGCGCCGTCAGCGAAACGCTGGTGACCGTGCCCGAAGATCCGCCACTGTCAGGGATGTAATACAGCGTCGCCGGGTCGTAGCTCGGCAGGCTGTCGTAATCCTCTTGGCTGATTGTGACCAGGTTGGAGACAGCCGACGCGCCGGTGATGCCAGTCGTCAGCGATCGAACTGCCGTGGAAAGCGCAGGCGCCGCGATCACCTGCGACAGCGAAGCACCCGAGCCGGTTGGCGTGATGGTGATGTTCGAGCCTGCCGATACGCCACCCTGTATCTGCAGCCGCGAGGCCGTGGCAAAGTCGCTGATCGTGCTGGCAGTCTGTGTTCCGGTGTGACCGCTTCGTGGATTCGCAAGCGCAGCAATGGCCGCAGTGGTGGCATCGACAGTGACGCCGGCCTGATCCATCGGCACCCTCTCGGTACCGTCCAGCGTGCTGGCGTTAGGCAGCCCTGTGATCGTTACGTCAGCCATCAGATCGTCACCAGATAGCGGCCGTCGAGCGTCACCAACGCGTCACCGGCCAAAGTCGTGAGCTGGTCCCCGCCGGAGGTGGCAGGAACAAGGGCATCCAGCGGCAGGGCAGACAGGCCACGAATGGTCAGCCTGTACTGGTCTTGCGGGCCGATCCCTTGCGGAACCTCAACGCGCTCGATATCACAGCCGGGGATGGCATCTGCAACAAGCTGTGCCGCAATGCCAGACGGCCGGTCCCCCCATGCCACGAGGAAGGCGGTCCACTCCACCTGCACCCGCTCCTGTTGGTATTGCCGGATAGGGATGAGCCTCGGGTCTTTGATGATGACCAGTTCAAGCCCCTGCACGATGGTGCCGGGGTAACGGGTCTCATCAGGCCCGGAGCAACGCACCGCCGGGGTGGTGGAACCGTTGGCAAGCGTGTAGGTGCCCAGCTCTGCAGCAAGGATGCTGGAGAGGGTTGTGCGGAGGTCGAGGAGGGCGCTCATGGCCTAGGTTGCCGCCGCCAGCAGTTCCCCCGTCGCCACCCACCCGCAGCCCTGACGCTCCGGCAGCACCACCCGATAAGTCAGCAGCGGGCGATCCATGTCGCGCACCAGCACCTCACCGCTCACCTGCGTCCCCACCGCCACAAGCCCGCCCCGGCACGCCCCGCCCTCCCACTTCGGCGCCACGATCCACACCGTCTGGTCATCGCTCCGCAGGGCCCTCACCTCCGGCACCTTCTGGTGCTCGCTCGCGGCCTTGGTCACGTCATCCCACACCGTCAGCAGCAGCGGGTGGGCTTTCTGCTCGTGCTGCAACTCCATCACAACGGCTGCCACCTCCGCACTGATCCTTGCCGCCTTCGGCTCCCCGAACGCATACAGCTCTGCGATCTCGATCGGCGGGGTGCCCTCCTTCCGGTAGCCATTCAGCCACGAGGCCCAGGCACGCACAATCGGCACCTCCGCCAGATGCGCCTGTTGCCGGCGGATCTTGGCCAGTGTCTGCAGCGCCCGGATCACATCGGCCCGCAACTCCTTCCTAAACGTCGCCCGGTCAAACTGGCCCGGGTACGCGTGAGCTAACTCCCAGAACTTCGCGCTCCAGTCCGTCTTTTCCCGCTTGCCCTGGCCTCTGGCGGCTTTCCCAGCGCCTCGGCCGTGAGCGGCTCACTCGGCAGCTTCTCCGCTGCCTGCTCCTCCTCAGCGAGCTGCGCCAAGGCGTCAAACAGAACCCTCGGGAAGCCTGCCGGGATCTCCTGCTCCCCCAGCCGGTGCCGCAGGATTGCCGTCACGGTTGCCCGCCGCCGCAGGGTGCCCATCTCCTTATACGCCGCCCCCACCGCTGCAATGGCCTCCGCGTGCCGAATCGCGATGCCATGCGCGGCTTCCTCCAGCGTCCGGTGAAACACGCTGTCCTCAATGATCCGGTAAGCCTCCAGATCGCTGATCTTCTCCGCCAGTGCTATTGCCTGCGCCTTCTGCGATGCCAACACCACCACGTCATTGGCCGCGTCGGTGATCTCGGCAATGGTCTCATCCTCCTCGATCGTCAGCCCGCCCAGCACCGGCACCTCGATGATGCCCACCCGCTCGTTACCGATCAGCCGCGTCTGCGGGGCCGCCGGGGGCTGCTTATACAGCATCGTTTACAGAGGTGCGCTCAATGCGCTCCAGCGTACGCCGTTCCTGTTCCCGACGCAGTTGGCTGAGCCTGTTCGCTTGCTGAACCGCATCGGCACGGTTCAGCAGGTCAAGCAATGCCGCTTCATTCTGCAAGATGGTGTCTTGCGTCACTCCTCACCTCCGCTGCCGCCGCCGCTGATGCCACTAGGCGGCAACAATTCTGACATTGCGCCCCCTTGCCCCGCGCCTGGCCAGCTAGAGAAGTTACCGGCAAAGGCTTGCTCAACATTCAGCCCGCTGGCACTCGCTTCAATCACCGACTGAGTTGCCGGCACGTTGGCAGACTCCGCAATGATCCATGCTGCCGTGCTAGGGCCAGCGGTGCTAGATGCGGCAGGCCAGCTCCCCGTCGCAGGCTTCACCTCCCTGCGCGTCTCTGTCCGCACCAACACACCAAACAGGATCTGCCAAATCTGGTCATACTCGGTGACGAACCCGGTGAAGTTCCCGGCGTTATACCGCTTCGTGTTCTCATAGCCTCTTACATAAACAAACCGGCCTCTAGGCAAAGAGGTGCCATCCTGGTTTCTGTATGAGGTAAACGCAAAGTCGCGGTTTGTGTTCACAAAGCCCAAGCCTGTCGCGCTTAGCTGCGATACATCGCGAACCTTAGTCGCTCTAGGCACAAACCCACCGCTAGGTGTTTCGACAAGCTCATAAAAGCTAAAGTTATCGATGGACAAGAATGGGATCTTGACCTCATACCAACCAGCCCCGACGAACCAGCTATCGTCTGGCCCCAGCAAATCAGCAATCCCCGTCAGCGGCTCCACCTCGGCCAAGATCGCCGCATACTCTGGGCAGTTCTGAAGGAACGTCGGGGTAAAATCAACGACCGCACTAGGGAATGTCGCTGAGTCGCTTTGGTTGGCATAACCTGGCGAATCCTCCACAGAGGAATAAAACAAGTTTCCAACCGTCGCCTTGACGCCGCTTCTGAGCGTGATCCGCAGCGAATCAGGGAAGAACTCTCGCATGAAGTATCCACTGAACTTCTCTAGCGCCCGTTGCCCCATGGCCGCTGTCAGCCGGTTGCGACCCACAGGATCCTCAAGCTGCTTACGCCGTGTCGCCTCCTCGTCGGCTTGCCGCCTCTTCGCCGCAAGCTGAGCCAGCTCCTCACGCCGTCGCCGCTCCGCGTCAAGCTGCGCTAGGCGGTTGGCATCCGTCAGAGCCTGAGACTTGCTTAGCAGGCTCTGCAGTTCAGCTCTGACCGTGATGCGTGCAGGCATCAGTCGTCCTGACCCAGCACGATGCGATAGGACTTCGTTTGGCCTGCCAGCAATGTGATGGCCGGATCCTCAACGAGGGTGCCGACGATGGCCGTTTCTGTGCCGATCCTCAACACCACTGTGTCGTAGGCGAAACCCGACCCTGTGGCAGTGAAGGTCGCCACGATCGCCGGGAACTCATACCGTCCGTTCGTTGCGTTCCATGCGCCGCTGCCGCTGGTGATCGTCCCAGTGGCTGCCGCGTAGCCATTCGCACTAGGCAGCTCCTCGGCCAGCCAGGCGCTGGCTGTGTCTTCGTTGTCCAGCCCTGCTGTGCTGTTGTTCGCCAGAAACACGCGATAGGCCCTGCCGTCGTAAGCAAGGTCAGCCTTGCGTTTCAGCCATGCCTGACTGATGCTGATCGTTTCGGCCACAGGGCATTACTCCAGTGGCCTAGCTTGCCGATCAAACACGCTCCAACAGGTCGATGCCGTTGGGAAAGTCGATCACGAACGGGATACCGTTGGGCGCTGTGATCGTCCCCTCGAAGTCGTACCGGTAGAGCGGGGGGTCATCGGTCAAGCTGTCCACGTAGATCATGGCAAAGTCTGCCGCGATGCTGCCGCCGCTGGCTGTCCACAGAATCTGGTCGCAGGTCATTCGGCCGTCGTTAGTTGTGACCGTCGCAACGGCAAGGCCAGTCAGTGCCTTGGTGTCCCGCGTGTAACCATTGGCAGTAGAAAGCTGAGTTGCGCCAGATTCTGCGCCCGCCTTAGTGGTGGCAGTGGCATTGGTCGGCAGCACGCTGTAAAGGTTGACGATCAACGTACTGGAGGGAGTCACCAGGCCGGAGCGGATCAGCCGGCTGGTGTGGTTATAGACAGTAACGAGGGCCATGGTCAGCAGGCGATAGGGCTAGGTTGCTACGCCTAGGTTGAGGTGGCGTAGAACTCGGTAACTGCAAGATAGTCTGGCGCTAAGGTTGCGTTTGCTATGCGAACGTACCGAGCCTCAAAATCAACGGCATACGACTGGATGCCAGATGTAAATGTGCCGAGCGTTAGAATGTCAGTCCATGATGTGCCGTCATCTGAGTATTGTAGCCTTTTGCCTTCTGTCCATGTCTTGCCCCATCCGCCAGCGAGTGTATTGCTGAAATCACAACCGACATAGATCGTTCTAACCAGACACGTTTCGCCAAAGTCCATACGCACAAAAGCAGGGGCGTCAATATTGGTCGCTGTTTGCAGGGTCTCCGCAAAGACACCATTCGTCATGCCTGCATTAGTCGCGGCGCTGTTTGTGCTCCAGATGCTGCTTTGCGTGTATGTGATGGCGGCGACATCAATCGTTGCTGCCCCTGTGCCAACCTCCGGCACTTGCGGCACCAACCTGAAGTCTGCTCTAGGCGTAGCGACAAGACCCTGCGCCCCCACTACGGGAATCTGGGGCATCAGCCTGAACGCCGCACGCGTGGCGCCCACGTAGGCCGCACCAGACACGGTGGGCACCCTCGGCACCAGCCTGAAATCAGCCCGAGGCACGCTCACCAGCGTTGGGGCATACACAAACGGCACTTGAGGCGACAGACGTAGATCAGCACGCGTCGCCACAGCAAGGGCGATCTCCTCCACCTCAAACACGGCCTGAGTCACCAGGTCCATGTCCGCTTCCTGCGGCGTCAGGCTGTAAGGGAAGCTCTCAATCTCAAAGACCGCCCGCGTCACGACGTCCACGTTCACCGTCTCGGCAAACGGCTCTAGCCCTGTTGGCACGTCCAGCTCCACCGGGAACACCGGAGGCACACCAGTAGGCAGCTCGGTGAATAGATCATCAAGGTCAGGATCTGCAGGATCCCACCCAGATGGCACGGTGGCGCTATTGGCCGGCGCTGGCGTCGTATTGATCGTTGGCCCCGGCGTGCTCGGTAGTGCCGTCACCCCGGGCGCCACAGGGAACCAGATCGGCCCCGGCGTTGCATCCTGTCCGATCGCCAGCCAGAACAGCGCGTCAATCTGTCCGACGATGCCGTTCTGGTCAAATGTCCAGCTCATCCCATTGGCCCGATACTGGCCCGTCAGACCACCGGCCTGCAGGTAGAGCGGGTCAAATGGCCGGGTCGGCATCAGCTCCACGGGAATCTGCAGGCTCACGCCTTGCGAGTTACCCAGCCGGAGGCGGTTCTGAACGCGGCCATAGCTCAGCGCAATGGACCGCGACCGGTTGCGGTAGCTGAACGGCAACCAGACAGAACCGCTCAGGAAGAAGTAGTCGTCACCCGTGTAAGGCAGGGTGAAGTTGACTGACCGCTGAGAGCTGACACTGCCGAACACATAGGCCAGCTCCGTCACCACCTCACGGCGAGTTTCAGCATCCGCATACACCTGGGAGACTAGGGCTGCCGGGCCGGGGAGCTGCTGCGCTTGCGGACCTGCATCGGAGATGCTGACTTCTGTGCCGACGTAGGCAGGCTCCCCCAGGAGCAGATTGATGTAGTCCGAGACCTCTGATGACGTTGTAAACGATGAGCGTCCTTCGTTGACGGCCTGTTGCCCAGTTTGCTGCAGCCCCCAGTTGACGTACCGATGAACCTCCCGCCGCACAAAGTCGGCGTTATACAGGTAGCGAGTGACCGTGCGCTGCGTGACGACAGACCCGCCCGAGGGGATCGCCACAAAGTCGGTGTCCGAAAACACGAACGTCAGGTCAAGGTTACCGGCGAACTCAACAAGGCTCTGCGTTTCTGTGACGGTAGACTCCACCACACGCCCGCTGGAGTCGTAGCGGTTCGTCGTGATTGAACGGCTCGCTACTGGCGTCGTGGGCACCGAAAGACCATTCGTCAGCGCCTGGCTTGCGTATTTTCCGGCCGCTGCCGCGTAGGGCTTGCTCGTGCTCGTTGTGGAGCGGACCATCAGACCGCCTGAGAACTCGCTCCGCGTCTGCTGGACGGGCACGTAGGAGCTTGTGAAGGTCTGGGGGATGCCGCCAGAGTTGTAGGCAATGGAGTAGGAGACCGGGAAGCCGTAGGTGACGGACCCGTTCCAGCCTGAGGCAGCGCCAAGGGTGTCGGACACTCCGATGGTGATGGAGAAGTCCTTGAGGCGCATGGGCGAATAGCTGACGGTGACGGCTTCACCGGGCAAGCTCCCCACACCAATGGGCGATAACGTGAAAACGTTAGTGTTATTGAATACCGGTCCTAGGGCGGCGTCAGAATCGAGCAGGCTGCGGACGGCAAGCTCCTCATCCTCATTCAGCCAGCCAACAAGGTTCTCCGACTCCAGCAGCTTCCCCAACACCTCGACGTAGCCGGTGGAAAGGTCAATAAAGTCCCGCGTGTAGCGGTTGCCCAGCGGGATCGGCCCTGCCGCTGTGATGCCCAGCGCACCGAGGCACCTACCAGCAACAGAGCCAGCCGTGATGGGTGCTGCAATGAAGTCCCGCCAGTTAGTCGGCAGGCTCGGGTTGCTGTCCTCAGGGGTGGCCCTAGCCTCAGGCTCGCGGTTCTCCTGCAGGAGCGTCAGCTTGCACCCAAGCTGCACCGTGGTGATGTTGGTGAAGGGGTCGGCAAAGGACGACAGCACCCGCAGCACCCTCGGGATCCTTGCTGCCGTCACGTCGTCCCGCGTATAGGCGAAGCTGACGACCGTGCCCACGTCAGGGCGGACGATGCCCGCCAGACGGACGCTACCCCGGCAAAAGATGAGCCCAGCCTGCTGCAGGTAGGAATCAGCAAACTGGCCATCAATCAGGTGGCCAAGGCTGCAGAAGACACGGCCCCTGTAGGGGAGGTAAGTGCTCATCGGGTGAACACCAGATTTAAATCAATCGTGTAGCGAGTCGTTTTCGCTCCACCGCTAATGATGATTTCAGCAGTAGGCGGCGGGAAGTCACCTACTGGATGCCAAACACCAGATGCTGGCGTGGTGCCCACTTGCGTCTGATACCACGTCCGCAGAGTGGCGTACTCCGTCGCGTTGACGTGAGCGCGGATCCTGCGGGTGGCCGTGGCCCCGAGCGGCCCTGTGAAGTAGTGACGGCCGCCGGCTGAAAGGTTGGGCTGTGGGCCATCCGTATAGCCGTCAGGGGGCTCCAGGGGCGTCACCGTGACGCTCCCCAGCGTGATGGTGGAGAACGTGGGGATCAGCGCCTCGCTGTTCTGCCGCTGCTTCTCCTGCTCCCGCAGCAGCACCGCCAGGGCCTGATTGGCATCCACGATCTCGGCCGTGGCATCGAGGTAGACACCGGCCGGGGTGGCGCTGGGAGGTGCCGTGAACCAGCAGGCGATGCCGGTCCAGCTCTGGCCGAAGCCGGTGCCGGTGAAGCTCACCGTGCTGCCCACACTGCCCGAGAGCAAGGTGTCGGCATCAGTGATCCTGCTGTCGCGCCATGTGTCGTAGACGCTGCACAGGGCTGCCCATTGCGCCTTGGTGACGAGGCCCGAGATCGTCCACTTACGGGCAGTGAGGCCCTGGCGTGCGTCGCCCTCGTAGCCGAAGGGCTGTGCCGTCAGGGCATTGGTGGAGAACGACCCGATGGTGAGCGTCATGGCAGGTACACGTTGCGCGTGGCACCTACGGGCACGGTGATGGCGAGGTTCGACTCGCGCTCAAGTGCTGCCCGCTGCGCTGCGGTCAACTCCTGGGTGGCCTTAACCAGCTCACTGTTGCTCTCCTGAATTGATTTGGCGCCATCGGCCAGCGGCGCTGTCTGCTGCACCAACTCGGCCAGCTTGTCAAGGCCCAAGCCGCGAAGATCCAGCGGCGCCACTTGGTTGGTAAAGCTGCGCTGGAAGGACTGTCCACCGCCCTCGATGCTCAGGCTCCCGGCCTGCGCGATGGGCAGCCCAAATTCACGGGCCACCGCGTCACGGTTCACGGCCCCAGAGTTCAGAGTCTCCGCAGCGCGGCGCTCCAGCGTGTCCCTGGCCTGGCGCTGGGCCGACTCGCTGGCAAACCGCGAGCTGGCCACCGTCTCGGCAAAGCTCTGAGCCGTGGTTTTCACCGCATCCGCCGCCTTCTGGAAGTTGTCCGCCACCTCCTTGGATTTGCGGGCCGCATCCTCGACAGCTTTCTGAATCGCCCTAGACCGCTCCTCAACACTTTTGCCTTGTGTCTCAAGGTTGGCGATCTCCTCACGCTTGGCCTGTGCGTCGGCACTATTTGGGTCAAGGCTGCCTAGTTCTTTGCGCGCCGTTTTCAGCCGGGCGTTAATCTTGTCGAGGGTGTCCAGTCGGCGGTCCGACGCTTGCTGTTCAGCCCTTGCGTTTGCAATCTGCTGCTGCTCCAGATCCCGCAGAGCACGGGCCGGAGCCGTGAACGACTTACTGCGTTCCTCAATGAGGCCCAGCACTTTGACGTACTCATCACCGGTAAGGGTGAGCTGGCCAAAGCTGTTAAGAAGGGGATCAAACTCGTCACGGGAGTCGCTGATGATCTTGAGCGCATCGCTGACGATGTTCTTTGATTGCTCCCGCGTGAGGCCAAACTTCTTCTCAACAAAATCAAGCTGCCCAACGAGCTGCTGCGCTTCCCTTGGGCCGAAGCCGAAGGCGCCGCTTAGGTCGGCGGCCCGTTGATTGGCTGTGAATCCCTGCAAAAACTCTGCGATCTTTTGGGTGCCCGCCACCACGCCGGGCAGGAACTCCTTGCCGAAGTCGGCCTGCAACGTCCTGAGGACGTTTTGCAATGAGGCGAAGTTCTGCGCCGCAGTGGGTACCCCAGCCGGGCCGCTGCCATTCAGCTCTGTCAGGCCCTTGGTCAGCGCAGGGAAGAACTGGTCCGCCGTGAGCTGGCCGGACTCCACCAGCTTGATCAGCTCCTTATTGCTGATCCCAAGGCCCCTTGCTGTGGCGGCGAACGCCGTAGGCAGCCGTTCCCCGAGCTGCCCCCGCAGCTCCTCCATCTGCACGGTGCCCTTGGCCGCCACCTGCTGCAGCGCAAGGAGGCTTCCGTTGATGGCGTCATTGCTCAGCCCCAGCCGCTGCGCGGACGTACTCACCGCCTCAAACAGGCCCTGCTGCTCCTGTAGCGGGATGTTCGCCGCCGAGGCCGCCGCAGTGAAGGCCGCAAACGAATCCGACAGCACCGTAAAGCTCAGCCCGAGCCGGTCCGACAGCTCCCGCGTGAAGCCCAGCGCCTGCTGCGCCCCCTGATCGCCCAGCGTGTTCGCCAGCCGGCGGGTGATGCTCTCCAGCTCGCTGGCGGCATTGATGAGCCCACCGAACGCCGTGATGGCGCCGATGCCCGCAATCAGCCCGCCCAGCTCACCGATGACACTGCTGGTCCGCCGGACCTGACCCTCAACTCCTGCCAGCCCAGCGCGGAGCCTGGAGTCATCGACCCCAACCTCTAGCACCGCCTGGCCAAGTGTTTCCGCCATGGCCTAGCTTGCCCCGACGGCTAGGATGCGAATCCGCACCATCCACAGCCTTATGCCCGAATCAGCATGGACGCCGCCTGGCATCCGCAATTTTCACCCTGGCCTAACGGTGGCCGACCTCAAGGCCCTCATCAAGAATTGGCCCGAGGTGAACGATGACGGTGAGCCAACGGAGGTCTGGATCCGCGACACTTACGAAGGGATGGAAGTCAGCTCATCAGCCAAGGCTGTGTGCCCATTGAATCTTAGGCAGTTAGAGGATGGCTCTTTTACGGCTGACCTGCTTTTTGAGTAGCCCCAGTGCTGGCAACCTATGGCATGAGCAGCGCACTCCTCGGGATCGCCAATGCCACGGCCGTTTTCACGGTCCCTACAGTTGGCACGGTCACAGATCCTGCCACCGGTAACGTCACCCCGGCCACCGAAACCGTGACGGTCCAGCTCTACCTCAAGCGCTCCACCTTCAAGCCCAACGACCTCCCAGGCGTCAACGTGGACAACGACGTGCTGGCCGGTTACGCGGTAAGCCCCTCCGCCGTTGACGCCAGGGTGAAGCGCGGCATCCGGGGCACCCTCACATGGGGTGGCGAGTCTGCCTACCCCTGCGTCGTCTCCGAGATCGGCAGCAGCTTCGGCAAAACCGGCCTCATCGGCAGCACCCTCCGCAACGTGCTGGGCGACGAGCTGCGGATCATCCGCTACAGCTAGGCCATGGCCTTTGTCCAGTCGCGCCTCAGGCTCACCAGCCTCCGCAGCGAGGATCTGATCCGCCGCGTCCCCAAAATCTTGACCGATTTTGGCAAGGCCCTCGATCAGCAGCTCAAGGAGGAGATCCGCACAGAGCAGTTCTCCTGGCCCGGCGAGACCCGCCGCCGCAACGGGGAGACCGTCACCAGCCCCCGCGACATCGTGGACACGGGCGCCTTCCTCCGATCGCAGCGCCGCCGTCGCATCAACCTGACCACCATCCGCTTTGAGTGGGGCGGCAGTGGTGGCGTCACCTATGCCGGCTACATCTATCAGGGGATTCCAGGGAAGGCATACCCTGCCCGCGACTGGATCAAGCCGGCGCTCGATGCCCTGCCGATTGGATCGTTCTTCGTGAAGGAGTGGACCCGCCTGGAGAAAGGCGGGCTCTAGGCAACCTAAGGCAACCGCTTAGCTTTGAACATGGCCCAAAGACGAGACGCACGGGGACGATTCGCTGGAGGCGGCGGCTCCTCCGCAGGCGGTGGCGGAAAACGGAAGTTCAAGAATCAAACCCGAGCAAAAAATGCCAGCAAAATGACGTTCAAGGGGCGCGACTCTGAAGGAATGGCAGTCATGGGCACGCAAAAGCGTGCCAAGACCTACCGGATCCCCAAGCCTTCTCGTTAGGCCACCGTCGCAACGGTGAAGGTCGGCATCACGCCAGTGGTGCCCACGTTGGCCGCTGCCACCGTGTAGATGTCCCCAACCCGCACGTTGTTGCCACCGGCAGTGATCGTCGGCGCTGCAGTCACCGAGCCACCAGCAGCCACCACAACGGTGCCCACCACGTTCCGGCCACCGATCCCCACCGGGATGAACGGAACCGCCGTGTAGGTCGCTGGGGTCATCCCGCTACCCCCGCTGGTGACGGTCACAGTCGCCGCAGCGCCGCCCTGCGGATACCAGATGCTCCCGCCAAACGCGGTCAGGGTGAAGGTCATCGCGCCCACCCCAGCCACGGCCCGGCCCTCGTTGAAGCCGCTCACGGTGGCGATGCCGGCCCTGATCTCGGGATCCGCCCCAGTCGAACCCGGCACCCTTGCACTGATGCGGAAATAACGCACAGCAAGGTTCTCGGTGGCCCGGTCGGCACACTCCATCAGGATCTGGTAGGCCGGATCCCCAGGGCTCAGGTTCAGCACCACAGGCATCGACTTCGCCACGCTGGTGATGGCCTCCCTCGCGCTGGTCGGGTCGCTGTCGTAGTCCTGGACGTTGACCGACGTGCTGGTGCTGGTCATGCTCGCGTCGGTCAGGTTGAAGACCTTGGTGAGCCCCGTGGTGCTGGTCGGGATGGCGCTAGCAGTGGTGCCCCTGGCAATCCACAGCTCGTGGTCGAAGTTAATCAGGTACTCGCCGGCAGGCATGGTCGTAGCGCGTTTGCCTAGCTTGCCGGGGTAGGATGCGAATCCGCACCATCACCCCACAGCCATGGCCGAAACGAATCAAGCCACCACAGCAAAACGCCAGCGCCCTCTTAAGGTGTGGGGCGGAAGGATCATGGTTCACAACCCTGCTGCAGGTCGCTCGTATTGCCGAGCTGTTGTGGCAGCTACAAGCCAAGCGAAAGCGGCCCAAGCGTTGTTTTGCAGCCTGCGCGAACTCAGAAATTACTGGGCCGTTACTGGCAACAAGAAAGAAATAGCTCTTGCCTTGTCTCAACCTGGCTGCGTTTTTGCCCAAACTTCGGAGACCGACGACGACTATCTGCCTAAGGTCTGGAGCAATGGCAGGTGGGTTGACGCCTAGCCGGCCTCCACCACCTCCCACGGCTGCGGCCTAGGGCAGTAGTGCGCCTCCCAGTTGTTCACCTCATGCGCGATGCCTGCCGTGGCCAGCAGCGCATCCTTCGCCTCCTCGAGCGTCGCCGGCACCTTCCGCAGCGCATTGATCTCCCGCAGCGCCTGCTCCGTCGTCAGGCCCTGGCCCATCAACTGCCGCAGTTTCCCCCCCAGCTCCCGCACCTTCCCCGGTGCGCTCACCCCGTACCCATGGGCGCGCAGCCAGTGGGTGCACTCCCCTCGAGCATCCACGTAGAACCGGGTGCTGAGCTTCCCCTTCGCCGCGTCATGCACCCTGGCCGCCTTCAGGAAGCCAACATCAACGCATGAGTTGATCTGCTCCCGGCCGATGCTTGGAAACAGCAACGCCATTTCATGCTGGCACTTCCACACCAGCCTTTGGTTCTCCCTGTAAAGCCTGTCGATCCTGCGCCGCTCCTCAGGCGTGAGAGGCTTCTCCAGCAGCGGCTCGGCGCGGATCTTCTCCTCCGCAAATCCCATCGGCACCAGGAGAGTGAGCTGATCACGGCACTTCCTGGCCATGGCTCACGATCTGGAAAGCGCAATGCGCCGGACCGTGGAAACAGGCGCGGTCAGGCACAGGCACCCAAACAGGGTGACCAGCGAGGGAAGCACGTTCAGCGCATTGCGGACGCTGGGGGCCGAACTGGCATCCTTGAAATCGAGGCTCAACGCGCCGTTGCCAAGGTTGACCGACTTCAGCGCCTGGTTGCTGATCCCCGGCACCAGCTCGCCCGTCACCTGCGCCACGGTGCTGAAGGGGTCGGTGGTGATGTCGCTCAGCAGCAGGTTGGCCAGATCGAAGGTGCCCCGCTTCACCTCCGCAGGAATCACAGTGCTGGCGTAGTCCTTCTCCCCGCATTTCGCCCCCGTCCGGGGCCACGCGAGGGCCTGTGTGGTGGCAGCCTGAGCACCGATCCACTCCAGTTCGTCAAGGCGGGCCGTGGCCGCCAGCAGGGCGCGGATCTTGTTGTCGCTGGTGGCCGCAGACCATGCCGGGGTGGGGAGCACGTCGCCCGCAAAGGTGTCGCCCTCAGCCACCGTGATGTAGCTGTTGGCAGTGGCATCACCGGCAGTGGCGACAATCGCAGTCGGCATCAGTCAGGCGCCGGGGACTGCCATATCTTAAGCGCCTTGTTGAACGAAATCACCTCAGGCGGACCGAACCGCTCCAGTTGCCGTCGCCCCCAGTCGTTATCGGGCCAAGATCCCACCAGCCTGCTGCCGAGCGTCTGGCCAAAGATCTCGCGGGCCGTCTCCGGGTTCTCCCGCACCCAGACCTTGGCCGACCGGCGGAAGTTCAGGGCACGCTCCCCGTCGTCCCCCTCGACAATGCGCTCCTGCCCATCCTTGCGCCACTTCGCAGGGACTAGAAAACAGCGGTCATTCGGGTGGGGGTCTATCTTCATTTGCCCGTCCCAATAAGGTCCAGGCTCGCCCAGCTTGTATTCCTTGCCGTCAAGGGCCACACAAGTAGGGCAAACGCGTGAATCGAGCGTGGCGGTCCACTGCAAACGGCCCTCCAGCCAGGCCGGGTCGGCCTCTAGCTGATACACCGCCATCTGGTACAAGTCGCCCGTCGCCTGCACCCCGCTGGTGATCGTGGCGCTGATCGTGTTCTCCACCCGACGCACCACCGCGTTGTCATACCGCGCCAGCACCTCACCAGGCTCGATGCCGCTGCCCATCCTGATGAACTGCGCCAACCGCTCGGCAGCCTGCGCCGGGATCCCCAGCAGCATCTGATCCACCAGCGGCCTGCCGCCCACCATCGCCTGCTGCGTCGCGGCAATCGGGTTGGCCGTCACCACATTGGGCCGGTTCAGGGTGCCCCCTGCCGACTCCACCATGTCCCTGGCAAACTGCGCCTGATCGTTCAGGTACGGCCCCAGAGTCTCGCGGAACTGCTCCAGCGCCGGCTGGCCCCACTCCTGCTGGATGATCTGCGCCGCCCTGCTGGTCACGGCAGCAATCAGACGCTCACGGTCGGGCCTCAGTGCCAACACGCCGGAGTCCGCGATGAGGAGGCGAATCTGCGTCATCACTGGCCGCAGGCGCTTCAATGCTGCCCGTATCGCCCGGTCCTCGACGCCCTTCTGCTTCAGGGCGTTGCGGAGAAAGACCTCAACCGGGTCCATTCATCGTCCCTGCCCACGGGACAGCTTACGCCCGTGGCTGGGCCTACTGTGCCGCCCGTTGCCCTGGCGGGTGGTCTTCTCCACGGGCACGGGCTTCAGGGTGCCGCTTAGACCCGCCTTGGCCTTGCTCATTTGCGACCCGAAAGGTACTTCCTTGCGTTGCGGATGATGCCGTTGGCAGCCTTATTGCTCTTGAAACTGCCTTTGGTGTGCTGCGGCTTGCCCGTGGACAAAAACGCCTTGGCATCACGCAAGGTCAGGGACGACCGAACAGCCCTGCTGTATTGCGTGCTTGTGACGCGTGTGGGGTTGTTCCTGATGTAGTCGTTCCGCATGATCTTCTGATCAACGCGTTGCATCGGCGTTTTTGGACCGCGCCCTTTGGCGCTCATGGTGTCCATAACGGGGCTTTGCTTGATGCGCTTTTGACCGCTTTGCGTTTCTACCGCTTTGGCTCCACCAGCGCGACGGACGGCAGCCTTAGCCTTTGCACGAATTGCCGCTTCAGCTACTGGCCCTTTACCCGTGGGGGTCACGACAGTGCGGAGGCCTTTCGCCTGTGGCTTAGCTACGGGCTCAGCCCGTGCCGCCACGCGCTTTTCAGCCGCCATCAGGCGCGACAGCTTGCCCTCAGGCCTATACCTGTTCTGGTCATAATTGCCCTTGGCCTGATTGGCTTGAACGATCTTGCTGACGGCGTTGTGAACCTTGGCCTTGTTCACGTCCGTTGTGCGGATCGCTCCATCAGGGGTAGCCCGTTTCCCGGCTTTCATCGTCTGCGTGGCACGCTTCCCCCCGCTCGCCGTCCGCAGCCTCCCGCCCCGTGCAGTGGCGCCACCGCCTCCAGCACTAGCGAACCGCCCGCGATTGTCCCTGGTGTAACGGCGTGCCATCGGGTCAGCCCCTATCCGCCCGGTACGCGATCACCCGGCCCGATGCCAGCGTGATGCTGCTGAACTGCCCATCAATCCACGCACCAGCAGGCAGCGGCACACTCGTGAACGCATTAGAGCCTGCCGTCAGCCCTCTCACGGTGGCACTGGAGATCACCGCCGTCGCCAGCGCATAGATCCGGCAGAAGTTGCCCGTGTGCGCCGCCGTATCGCTGATGTGCTCGAACCCCTGATCAAAAACGTCAATCTTCATCGCGGGTCACCTTTGGTTTACGGGCACGGCGTGCCTTAGGTTGCCCCTCCTCTCTGGCAGGCTCCACAGACGGCAAAGCCGCCGGAGGTTCCCCCCCAGCGGCCCGCACCTGTGCCCACCGCTTCGCAGCAGTAAGCCCCATGATCACATCCGGTAGAACGCGATCGTGGTCGCCGTGGTCATACGACCCAGGAAGGTCGCAGACGTGTTGGCAGCCACAGTCGCCAGACCCACCACCGTGACGCCAGTGGCGCCAGCGGTGAAGGTGATCGCATGGGTCGCACCCGCGAGGTTCACAATCGTGACCTCCCAGGTGCTGCCCACCCGGAACTCCGACAGCTCCGCGATGATGTCGGCCGCCACCGGGGTAGTAACGGCACGACCAGCGGTCGGGGTCATCGTGATGACCGAGTTAATCGACTGAGCAGGGGTCAGCGTGGTGGCCGCATCGGTAGCAGCCAGCAGCACCCGCCCGTTGAGCATCCGGCGACTGGCGCCGTCCTCAAGGTGAAACATTCCAGCCATGGTCAGTTACCTCAGAAAACGGGGCAGGTGTGAACGATCCCAACCATGGGGATGTTCTTGTCGTTGAACACCTTGGTCCAACTTCCGGCAGCAGCCAGGTCGGTCGCGGTCGGGACGCCACTGCCGGTCGGGCCGGCATAGTTGGAGCCCAGCAGGTGCATACAGCAGTCCCACTGAACCTTGAGCACGTCCTCACCGCCGCTGGTCAGGATGTCCCGGTCCGACTCAGTGCGGACAGGAGCCTGGAAGCCGAGGCCAATGGCGCCGGGCTTAGCCAGATAGCTCATGTAGCGGTAGGAACCGGGCGAGCCAGTGCGGGGGGCATCATCCGAGACGATCACCCGCTTGCCGGCGAAGGTCGGGACCAGCTTGTCGTTGGTCTCAAACTGGTCGGAGCTGTCACCAAACACCGCGTTGGAAGCAGTGATGCTGCCTGCGGCGATGGTGGAGGCAGTGATGCCAGGAAGCTCACCAGCGCGGACGTAGTTGATCATCTCCCTGATCTTCAGGAAGGCATTAACGTCCGGGTGGATGATCAGGATGCCGTAGGCATCAGCATCCTCCCCGAGGCGCAGGTCACCACGGACGACGTGGGACACGCTGAAGTCGGTCTCGCCAGAGCCGGCACCGTCGATCACCATGCTGGCCATGGCATAGCCGGACACCGAGGTGCCAGGGATGCCGTAGAGGCCCCGCAGGGTGGCGAGGAGGTCTGCCTGCTGGCTGTTGGCCACCCAGTCGGCCACCTTGGCGCCGATGGCAGCCATGGGGTCGTTAGCAGCGCCAACGGCGAGCTTGGCCAGCTCGGAGGCGCCCCAAGCATTGGCCCGGTGATGCACAACGCCGCGCTGGATGTTGCTGCCCAGCTTGTTGACATCCAGCATCACGCCCTCAGCGGGCACCTGGACGGCGCCCTGAAGGTTGGCGGCCCAATTAGGGATCTGGAAGGTGTCGCCCTTGCGGATGTTTTCGGTGATCACCGGGCTGGTATCGACCAGGCCGGAGGTGATGAAACGGGAGCGAAGGGTGGTCTGTTCAGAGATGTACTCACTGAACGGGTTGAGGATCTGAGTATCAGACCGATACAGAAAGGCCATGCCTCTGCGGGGGAAGGGGTCAGGTGGCCACAAGCCGACGCGGGGCCACAAGCCTCTCCGCTAACGCAATGGTTAGCACATCTGTTCGGAATCTGCAACGATTACCCGCGTGGCATAGCCGCTTTCGCGGCGGCCAGAAGCTGCTGATACAGCGCAGGGTTTGACTGGAACAGGCGTTCCTGTTCCCCAAGGTTGAAGTGCTCCCGCGTAAACGGGTTTTTCATCCCAGCCACAAGGTCACTGGCCACCGCTCCGCTGCCACCTGCAGGCGCTCCAGTCCCCTGCGGCTTCGGTGCCTTGAGCATGTAGGCCGGCAGCTTTTGCTTTGCCCACTCAGCCAGCGGCACCCTTGCCAGCCCCTCGACCACCACCGGGCCATCATCGCCGGGCTCGATCATCTCGGGCTTCAGCCTGCCGGTGGCAAACACGTCTTGCGGCTCATGCACCACTTGGGCCAGAACCGACGCGGCAGGGGTGATCAGCTCAAGGTCGCGCACCTTGGCCTCAAGCTCAGCAATCCGCGCATCACGGGCCTTGATGTCACGGTCGTACTGCTCCTGCAGAGCTTGCCGAGCCTTGTCGTAATCGCCCTTGCTCTCAAGCTGCTGACGCTCGGTCTCCTGCTTAAACCGCAGCAGCTCATCAACATCAACCCCCTCAGGGATGGAACGCACCTTTTCTTTGAGCCGTGCCTTCTCGTCCAGCAGCTCCTTGTTCTTCGCCCGCAGACGCTCGACCTCTGCCCGCGCCTCCTCTGCCGACACAGCAGGCGGCGTGAGTTCCTGATCTTCGGGGGGCATGGCAGCGTTACTACAACGCCATCATTATACCGCTCCCCTACTGCTTCTTCTTCCGCTTCCGCTTCGGCGGCGGCGCCGTATTCCTCGGCCCTGGCTTCACGTTGTTCTTCCCCTTGCTGGAGCCCTTCGGCCAGCCCCCAGCAAGCTGGTTCATGTAGATGCTTTGCGCCTTCTGTGCCGCCTTGCTGCCGCGCTTGATGCCCTCAGCAGCACGGGCCAGCCGGCGTTGGATGGCCTTGCGGCCCATGTTGGTGCCGATCGTGCCGATCTCGATCCGGGCGATCTCCCCATCAATGCCCTTCTTGCCACGGTCAATGATGGCGCGGGCATTGTCACGCTCCAGCTTGGCCTTCATCCGGTTGAGCTTCGGCTTGGCCTTGCTCATCTCATCGCGCAGCCGCTCACCAGCGCCTTTGATGCGCTCAATGCCTGCCCTTGCCTGGCGGTCGATCTGAAGGTCTACGCCCTGGACGGTGGCAGGGCGATAGGGACGGATGCTGTTGCGCGGCCCCGGACGGCCTGTAGGGCGGATGCTATTGCCTGCGCCCGAAGGTCCCGGGACCGCCGCTACTTTCCCCGATTCATAGAAGCCAGGATTTGATCACGGGTGCGCTTGACTTTGCCTTTCTTGGTGACGGTGCCCTTGCGGCTACCGAACCTTGAAACTTGATCATTCCGGTCAGTCCGCGCCAGGTCTTGCGCCCTGCTGCGCTGAGTAGCCTTGGTGCCGCTGAACTTGGCGGCGGTTTTCTTAAAAAGTCGTCCGCCTTGCCCTGTCTGCCCAGTGGCGTTGATCCTGTCGGTAACAGCCTTGTTGGCGGCTCTGGTTGCCGCAGCCTTGGCGCCACTCCCAGCAGCTTTCCTGCCACCACCGCCGGACGAACCGCCACCACCTCCACTGGAGAAGCGTCCGCGTGCGTCGCGTTTGTAGTTGCGAGCCATGACTAAACAGGGGGCTGGGGAGATGCCTTAGGTTGCCCAGCCGCAGCAGGCGGTTTGGCATTTGCAACAGGCTGCCCCTGCGCCTCCATCATCATTTTCAGCTCCTCCTCCCGCTGCGCCTGCATCTCCGCCTGCTGCTGCGCGGTCTCCTCAAGCTCGCGGTCTACGTCGAAGTCGTCATAGAACGCCTTGCGTGCGGCGAGGCTGATCAGCATCGTCTCCTGGGTGATGTCGCCAGCCGTCCGCAGTTCGTGGAGGAACTTGCCCACGGTGGCATCCAGCGTGACCTCAGTGAACTCGGTGTTGACCATGCACCGGCCCACAGCGTCAGGCGCCAGGCCCAGATACTCCCCATGGAAGCGGAGGGCAGAGTCGATCATGTCCTGCAGTTGTAGGGCGATGCTCATCAGGGTGCCGTCGCCTTGGCTGCGGCTGATCTCCTTGCTCTGGCCCGACTCGGCCACGGCCTTCTCACCATGGACGGTGGCAAGGCCCAGCTCCTTGATCTGCTTCTCGAGCAGCTCCAGATGCTGGAACTGGTACTGGTAGCTAGTACCAGCAGGTTCTGAGAACTCCACCCGAGCATCAACCGGCAGCGCCGTGGCGAAGCTGGGGCCAACGGTGATGCTTTCGGTCTCACCCGGCAGACCGAACACGAACTGACGGGGCACCGCCGCGATGTGGAGCTGGTTCGCCAGGTCGCTGGTCCGCCGGTAGGCCGCCAAGTTCAGCCATGCCACCTCCTCCAGCGCCGGGACGCTCTCGAGCAGCCCCACGCGATTGGCATACGCAACGGCAAAGGGGATCTGCTGCAGGGTGGTGGGGCCAGAGTCCACCATGTTGAAATCAAGCGTTCTGCCGCCCTTGCTGCGCCATAGCTCAAAGCTGCCGGGCCGCAGCACCCGGATCTGGGTTGCCGCTTCCTCGCCATAGCGTGCCGTGCTTGAACCGTTAGACGGGTCGTAAGGAAGAATGATCTCCTCTTGTAACCGAAGCTCAACAATACGCTGACTGCCACCTGCCATCGCAGGCTGAAAACCAAGGATGTCTCTAGGCGTGTAGGAGATCCAGTAAGGGCGAGCGTCTACATCCTCGCCATCGCGTGGCATATCTACCAACGTGCCAATATGCCCGTAACGGATCATCTTCTTTGCCGTGCCGTAAAGCCAAGCGTCCAAGTCGTTGCCCTGTAAGTCAACGTTGAACATGTGCTCACGAATGACATCTGGCACGTCCTCCAGCCGGATCGCCTGACGGCACAGCAGGCCAGCGAGCATGTTCTCCAGCCGCAGCATGTACGGCGGGCACATGCTGTTGCCCAAACGCACGGCATAGGAGGCATCCTGCTCCTCGGGCTCCCTGGGCAGCCACCGCTCACCCTGCTGCTGCAGGTAGATGGTGCCAGCGGCCAAAGCCTCAGGAAGCTCCCAGCGTGGGGCCATCCGCTCCCACACTTGCCCCGGCTGCCAGACCTCAAGGGTGCGGGCAGTGCTGGGATGCGCGTTGAGGCGTGCTTTATCGGTGCCGTAGGAATACGTCATGGCCTAGGTTGCCGAGTCGAGCGGCTAAGCCAACGCCTCATCAATCAAGCTCATCTCATAGCACTCTTCCGGCCTACGTCCAGACGCATGAAGTCGCAAGCGCAGCTCCTGCAGCACCGCCCGAAACTCACCCGTTTTTGCCTTGACGCATTCCTCGCCGTAAGCCGCCACTTTGTGGCGAGTCCAACCTTGGACGAAGGACTGGGCACAGTCAACAAGGAGATCCGGTTCAGGCAGTTCAGGCAAGCTCATGGCACAATGAGGTAGGGCCGGTGGGCGTAATGACCAGCGGTAGGGAGTCCCGGCAACGGGTTGCACTTGGCTTCAGCATAAAACACTGCAGCAACGAGGCGGGTTCAAGTCCCGCACGGCCCTATTTCAGTTTTCGACGCCTGGTTCCTAGCCATTGCCCTTCACCGGCTCGGGGACGTACTGGATCTCGATGCGCTCCGGCGCGTTCCCGCTGATCTTCACGTCATAAGCCCCCTTCTGGAACGTGGCGAAGCTGCGGGGCATCGGGAGGCGGCGACCGAGGCCGGTGACGACGAGGCGGGCCATGGGCACTAGCTCAGTGGTCTAGGTTGCCGGGCCGTTTTCGGACACAGATCCGCAGCTTTCAGACGTGTTCGTAAAACGGGCGTAATGGCACAAAAAAGCCCCATGCGCGGACACGGGGCCTGGGGGAACATCCTCCGCACCCACCCTAGCGGATGCGGATCCGCCTCACTCGGCAGCGGCCAGGATCTCGTACTTCGGGAAGGGCACATGGCCAAACTCGAAGCCACCCCAGAACACTGCCACGTCGCCTGTACGGACGTAGTGGTTGGGGATGGTGTCGCTGTTCAACCAGAAGAGGTTGCCGAACCATCCGCCCCAAGACTCAACCTTGACGAAATGGCGCCCCATCACTCGGCAGCAGGCTCAGCCGGGGGCTCGGGGATGGGGTCACCAACCACAGGCTCCTCCTCCTCCACAGGCGGGGTGGGCAGCACCTCCTGAATCAGCCCAAAGAGCCGGTCCTCCTCGGCGCCATCGGCAGCAAGCTCGGCCTTGGCAGCAGCAAAGCCGGCCTCAGCCTCAGCCACCTTCGCCTCAGCAGCCGCCAGGGCAGCAGCATCGGCCTCATCGTCGGCCTTCAGGAGGGCGTTCTCCTCCTTCAGGCTGCGGGTGTAGTCGATCAGGGCCTCGACGGCCATTTCAAATGAAGCCACGGAATCCTCCAGGATGGTTTCGATGCGGTCGGTGCGCTCCAGCAGCTCAGCAAGGGCTGCCTCCACACCGACGAAGAACTGGGCCATGGGCCAGGTGCGGAGCACAGCAGCAGGCTACCACCGCTGCAGGTTGGCAACGGCATCGGAGGCCGCTAACGCACAGCGGACAGCCTGAACCCCAGAGCCTCCACAGCCGCACGATCCAGCGGCACCGCACGCGGCTCCACATCCCACACAATCAACCGCGAGAACTCCACCTCACGACCACAGCTCCTGCAATGGCTGTAGAAGGTTGAGACCTGCTCAGGCTCAAGGGTCAGTAGCTCACACGGGCCGTCCTTTGACTGAAAGCCATCAACAATGGCGCCGCAGCTTGGGCATGGGGTGGAGAAGTTAACCGAGTCAAACATGCCCATGGCCGAGGGGTGACGGTGCCCGACCATCCTAGTAGACGCGGACCGAGCGCACCGGCTCAGCTTTTGGCGCCATCTCCACCCTGACGCTCACAGTCAAGCGCTTGTTGGCACCGAGCACGCTGGTTGGCTCTAGGTCATGAACGCTGGTCTCACCTTCCGCTTCCAGCACCTGCCAACGACCTGAGTTGATTAGATCAATGAGGTCTTGCAACTGCCGCACGGTGGCCGCGTTGCGCTGCTTCGGATCCCAGACGTCGTAACCCATGGCTGAGGGGTGACGGTGCTCAGTACACCCTAACCGAGCGCACCGGCCCCGCCAGCGGCTTGCCCGCCGAGAAGATCCGATGCAGCGGGTAGCTCCATGCCTCGGGCCGGTGATCGTTCCCGTTCGTCTTGTCCGGCTCGCCCTTCTCGTCGTAGCACTGGCGCTCCAGGTCCTGGATCAGCCCCTTACAGCGTGGGTCGATCACGATGTTGACCTCGCCCTTGCCGTTCTCAAGCCTGCTATTGCCCACCGCCACACGATCCCTTACAGGGGGGTTCGCCTTGGGGCTGTAGTTGCCAATCCCGTACTCCGCGAGGATGTTCGTGTCGCTGCGGGTGCTGTTGGTGCTCCTGTTAGCCCCTGAGGCATCCGGGTAGCCGTGGATGGTGGCATGGGGGTAGCGGCGGCGCACCTCCTGGCACAACTGCTCGGTGTCGTGCGTGCGGATCTCGTCAATGGTCAGCATGACCGGCCCCCGCTTGACCATGACGATGCCGTTGGTGTTGCCGATGTTGAAGTCGCAGCCAAGGATCAGCGTCTCGCCATCGGTGGGGTCAAACTCCACCGGCCTGACGTGCTTGGCGCGATCGAACTTATACCAGACGCTGCCGGTCAGCAGGTTCTGGTAGACGCCATCCCGGTATGCCCGCAGCTCCTCGGCGGTGTAGTTCCGCTCCATCTGCTCGAAGTAGTCCGCCGGCAGGTGCGGGTTGTCGTCCGACCGCATCCTGATCAGCCGGCGCCCAGGGACAGCAGCCGCCTCATCGCTACCGAACATCTGGTAATGAAAGCCAAAGCCCTCCGGCGTGCTGGTCATGATCTTCTGCCGCACCTGCCCGGCCCTGATCCGGCCCAGGATCTTCTTGTATGCCTTGAACGCTTCGGCGGTCTTCACGGTGTCCACCTCATCCCCGATGGCCCATGCCCAGTCCATGCCGACGATGCGGCGGTAGTTCTCAAAGGACCGGGCCACCACCACCGAAGTCACGCCACCGGGCAGGTGGAGGGTGTGCTGAGGGGTGTTGCGGCCCCGGTAGAAGTCGTAGGGGATGCCGAGGCTCTCCATGACCTCCTCGAACTTGGGCAGCCAGATTTCATCCACCATGCTGTTGGTGGGCTCCAGCACGCCACCGACGCAGCCAGGGTTCAGGAGGCACAGCTTAATGGCCTTGTAGCAGTCGGCCGTGGTCTTGCCCGAGCCGTAGCCTGCGACTACGCCGATCTCGTCGGAATCGTCGTCGTCAAAGAGGTCTTTCTGCCCGCCGTGGAGACGGTCACGCATCTTGGCCAGCAGCTCCTCGCGGGTGCCCTGGTAGGTGGGGCCGCCAGAATCACCCGGGCGAACAAGGATGGAACCCTCCCGCTTGCTGAGGATCCCCATCAGGTGCCCGTGAGGCCAGCAAGTGCCGTCATACGGTCAAGGATGGCGCGGGCGTTCTGGATCTGGTGCGGCTCCTTGGTGTTTTCCATGGAGTGCCGATAGAGGTCTGTGTATGCCTCAAAGACAAGAGCGGCCATATCGGGGCCTTGCTCATCCCAAGAGCGGCGCAGGCGAGCGCGGGCCACTCTCAAATAGCGCTCAACCTGGCGAGTGGAGACCCCCCACTTGTCCGACAGCTTTCTGACGAGCGCGGTGGTATTGCGGTTTTTGCCAATGGCAAGAGCTGCCATGACTTCGTCCACGCGGGAGTCGATGACATCGCGGCAGGCCATCCCGACGTTATCACGGCAGCGTTATGGCCGTATGTTAGCCCATGTTGCGGATGGGCAAGCTAGGGGGACCGCCGATCATGCGATGCGCTACCGACTGATCACTGGTGCCCTCCTGACGTGCCTGGCGGGCTTTGCGATAGGGGCGGGGGTGTATTCAGCGGACTGGCTGAGCTGCATGGGCAACGACGGCGGCGAGGCGTGCCGGGAGGCGAGGGACATGGCGGCAGGTGCATGGGCCGGGCTGGCGACTAATGCGCTGGCACTGGCGACAAACGTTCTGAACGATGACGACCGATGACTTTCGCGTCTGTAAGGGCTGCAGCGGAGCATGTGGCGCGGACGGGGAGGATCACCCCGCATCAGCTTGCGGCACTGACCGCGCTGGATCAAGGGCTGACGGATGCCCAGCGGCAGCAGTTCACCGAGCTGTGGCGTGCGGCGGGGAGTCCTGCGGCGCCGGTTGTGGCACCGGATGCCGTGGCGCTGGCGCTACCGCTGATCAGGGAGTTTGAGGGGTGCAAGCTGCAGGCGTATCCGGATCCTGGGACGGGCGGTGAGCCGTGGACGATCGGCTGGGGCTCGACCGCCTATCTCAATGGGCAGCGTGTGAAGCCCGGGGACACGGTGACGCAGGCGCAGGCGGATGAGCTGCTGGCGGTGCGGGTGCGGCGTGATGAGAAGCACCTTGCCAAGATGGTGCCGACCTGGGGGGCGATGCGGGCGAACCAGCAGGCAGCGTTACTGAGCTTCACGTACAACGTGGGCCCGAACTGGTATGGCGGCCAGGGGTTTTCGACGATCACGGCTAGGGTGCAGGATGCCCAGTTCGAGAGGGTGCCAGAAGCGCTGCTGCTGTATGTGAACCCTGGGACGAGCGTGGAGGCAGGGCTGAGGCGGCGGCGGAAGGCGGAAGGGGATCTCTGGACAGGGAAGGGGCTGCCTCAGTTGCAGGTTCCTGCCCAGCAGCCGGTGAGGTTGCCCAATCACATGACGCTGATGCGGACGGGGCAGGTTGATGCACGAGGCCTTGAGCTGCTGAAGCTGGAGTTTGTGGTGAACAGCATCCCGATGGCGAACCTGCTGGTGGTGAGCGGGGCGCCGGGGCGGCAGAGCTTCCGCAGGGGGCGGGACAGCAGGGCGCAGAGCATGGAGCCGCTGCCGGAGGGCCGCTGGGGCGTGGAGGACATTGAGTGGGCCAACGGACGGGATAACTACAGCGGGAGCTGGGGGCCGGGGCTGGGGCCGGTGTGGGTGGGTTTGAACTACCAGGCGCCGGGGAAGACGGAGCGAAGCGCTATCGGGATCCACTACGACGAGAACCACGGTGTGGCGCCGGGTAGTGCGGGGTGCGTGGTGCTGCGGAGTGTTGCGGATGTCAAACGGTGCGTTGAGCTACTGCGGAAACACGGTCCGCGCCTACTGTTCGTGGATTGGAAGCTGGGCAGTTGCCCGCCTGTGAGGCCGATCTGATGGAGCTGACCACGGCGCAGCAGTTTGAGCAGGAGCGGATGTCGCGAGCAATCGATGCGACCAACGATCTTGAGGTGCTGCGGAAGCTGGCGAAGCAGTTGCTGCAGGCGTGGATGGTGCAACGGTCAGCGTCGCTGTGGGCGATGAGGAGCACGCTGCCGAGGGCTGGAGCTGTGGCGCCGTGGGATGACCCGCTGGCCTGATCAGTCGTCGGACGGCCTTAGGTCAGCCGGTCACTGGCTCTAGCAGGCGGTCCTCCGTCCAGCCCCTATGGCGCCGTGAGTAGGCGACCTGACGGCTAATGCCGGCCAAGGCTGCAGCGTCTGCAAGCGGCAAGCGCTGCCCGTTGTATGCGACCCACACATTTCGACGAGTGTTACGGCTTTGCTCAGCCGGCGTCGCCCATCTGCAGTTCTCTGGGCAGTAGTTACCGTTGACGTCAATCCTGTCAATCGAGTGGCTAGGGCTGGGCCTTGGCCCCATATCACGGAAGAACGCTTCAAAGTCCAACCACTCAGGGGCAACCGTGATCCCTCGGCCGCCGTAGTTGGCATAGTGAGTTGCCGAGGGGCAAAGGCAACGACTTTTCATTTGTGCCCAGTTGCTGTACTCGGGAGATCTCCTCATGCCATGCGTTGTGGCTCTGGCCGCACTTCGTAAAGTGTTCAGGCATCCACAGCTTTTGGTGTTACCCGTGCTTAGAGATGAGCCTCTGACTTCCAGAATGTTGCCACAGTCACATCTGCACTGCCACCGGATCTCGCGCTTGCCTTTAGGGCTGATGTAGTCCCCTGCCATCTCCGTAACCAGCAGACGGCCGAACCGCTGGCCTGTGCGGTCTATGATCTTGCCCATCAGCTCATCTCCAGTGAGTTGGTCCGCTCCAGGGCCTGCAAGCCGCTGGAGCACCCCAATTATACAAGCCATTGGCTTGATTAGGCAGTCTCCGACAGGCTTTCTGCTGTTACGCCAAGCAAGTTGGCAGCAGCATCTAGGAGGGCGTTCTTGACCGTTTGGAAAGTTTCTTTATCCATACTGCGGTACGACATTGAGATTGGCACCCACAATGTGATTGTGCCGCCCCTAACATCGCAGATACTGTACCCATGCGCTTCTGTGGCTAACTGAGTTACAATAGACGCAATGTGCCGGGCCTCGATTGGGGAGGCGGTGGTGATGACGCGAGAGTGGCTGTAGCCGCAGACGATGAGCAGGTGCTTGCGGAAGGTCTCGGGGTTGGCCGCCCATGGTGCCGACTGCAGCGCCTCAGGAAGGCTGGCCCAGGCAGCGTCCAGCTCGTGGAAGGCGTGACGGTGTGAGCGGCCGGAACGAGTGCGATTGATCTCGAGCACCACTCGCTCGTTCTGAGTGAGGGCCTGGCAGGCAGCACGGGAGGCAGTGCCATCGGGGGAAAAGGCGCCGTCGTGCCAGCGGGCGCGGATCATCATTCGCCCCCCGGCGGCAAGATTTGCCAATCACGGCAGCCAAGATCCCAGTTGGCCGTTTCTTTAGGCTTAGTCCAGTTCCTGCTCCAGCTACCACGGCTAACAGAACGCCAGACGGCGATTTCTTCCCCTAGCCAGAGAAGCGTTAGGCGAGTCACGGTCCATCCATTTGGCCATTGCTCAAGCCCTTGGATAGTGTCGCCAACCTGTACACCTATGGAACGGACGTAATCAGCAGAGCTTTTCTTCATCGTTGTTTCAGGCGAACGGCAATGACGCGGGCGCCGGGGTAGCGCTGCAGGTGCTGGGCACGGGCGGCCCATGCGGAGTGAGCACGCTCGAGGAAGTCACGGGTGCGGTCTTCAGAGACGCGGACGGTGATGAGGTAGTCGCGGTAGTCGGCATCCATCACGGGTCTGCCTCCGAAAGGAGCAGAGGCTCCACGGCAGCGTCAGCTCCTGCCCATTCCCTAGCCTGCTGCTCGGTCTCGAATACCGGTATGAGGGCGCAGCACCCGGGCGCAGGCGAGGCGGTGGGCTGGCCATTAGTGATCAGCCGGTCCCATGGCGTGAAGTCCATGACGGCCCAAAGGGTGCGGGTCATAGGTAGAGGCCAATGAAGGTGATGAGCAGGATGGCGGACACGCCGAGAAGCACCATCAGGGCCAGCCATGCGGTGGCATAGAGGAGGTCAGTCACGACTGATCCCCCGGCAAAGGCAGCGCCCAGTAGGGGAGCCAGTGGGTGTGTGCCCACTCGGACTTGTTGATGCGATAGTTGCCGAGCGCCCATGTGGGGATGGGCTTGCTGGCGTTCTGAATGAGCCACCAGACACGGCCCTGTGCGTCGCAGTCGGAACGGTCAGGTAGCCGCTCACCCACCGGGACCGGCGCGGGGGTGGCTACGAAGGTCAGCATTTCTGCGATTCTGGTCAGGCGTTCGTTGTAGCGGCTGGCCAACCCAGGCGGCCCATCACGAAGCATCAGCAGCCAATCGCACATTTCGCTGATCTTCTCATCACTCGGCGCCTGGGGCTGGGCCGCCAGCGCGGCCTGAGCACGTTCAATGGCGGCGCGGTGGGCCATGGCGTCCCACCTTTCTGCTGTCACGTCGTCATAGAGCGCCTGCAGTTCGGCGCGGAAGTCGGGGGTGGTCATGCCTGCCCCTCCCCTGCCTGCTCCAGGGCGCGGCGGATTAGGCCAATCTCCGCCTCTCCGAGAGTCACTGCGGGCGGCTTGCCTATCCACCCGTCCAGCACCTTCAGCGCCTGCTCCTGCAGCGAGGGCTGCCGGGGCTGCCAGCGGGGGGTGTGGAGCCAGGGAAATTCAGTCGCTCGGTTCCAATGCCAGCAGGCCCACTGCTCACCAGTCAGAACCTGAACCTGCTCCA